CCCCGTCCGAGACCGGAGTCACCTGCGTCTGCGCCGTGGCGATCCCTCCGGCCAGAGCGGTCACATCGCTCACCTTGCCCGCCGCCGCGGCCTGCGTCACGCCATCAGTGCCATTGATGTTGAACGCGATGTTAGCTCGAATTTTTCCGCCCACCTCCAACGCTTCGTTGGGGGCAGACACTCCGATGCCGACGTCTCCGTACGAAGTAATACGCATTCGTTCGGTAAGTCCGGTGGTGCCAGTCAGGAACTGAAGGGCCTGCGGCACCACACCATCGGACACAGTGTCATCCACGATACCACCAAAATAAGCAGACGATACCCAACTGTCCCCATCATAGCCGTCACATTGAATACCGCCAATGCGATCCCCAGGCGCTACTGTCGTCATGGCATCCAGTGCGTCCCCGCGAGCCTTTTGAAAAATGAAGGACGCCGGTGCCGTACCCGATACGACACGCTGAATCTCGGCAGTTCCCTTAGCACCCAACCCATGAATCAGAAGTCCACGGACTGCGGCTGCAACGCCGATACCCAACATGGTGAACTCCGGTGTGGCGGTCGCCGGAAAACTGATTTCCTGCCCGGTGAGCGACAAACCATTCGACGACCCTGGGATCGTCACAGCCGCGTGACTAGCCGCAACCGCAGCAGCAACCGCCGCATCGGTGCTTGTGGCATCGACCGGCAACCCGTTGGCATCAGCCTTGAGCAACTGCCCCGCCGTAGCGGCGGACGTATGGTCATCCGTTCCCGTGATTGAATGTTGGCGGGCATGGGATGCCGAGTACGCCGCATCCCAATGAGTCTCCTGAGTCGTCGTGGGAATCACGTATCCGGCGGTGAGGCTCAACTGCTGGCCCGTCAGCGTGACGCCGGTCAGAGACCCCAGCGTGACCGCAACGTGCAGGGCCGAGATCTGGGCGCTGGTCATGTGGTGGTACTCGCCCGCCACGCCCCCCTGGAGACCTCCGAGATTGTTGTGGGTCAGGTTGCCCTCGGCCACGTCGATCGAGGCGCCGGATCCAATCAGGGCCCCCGTCCCAGAGCCCCCGACCGTCACCTTCGAGGAGCCCGCCGTCAGGTCCCCCTTGGCCACGGTCGGTTCGAAGCCGGTGTGCCCGGAGTCGGCGTAATCCAGATGGTCGAGCGTGCTATGGTTCTGGCCGTACACCGAGATCAGAAACGCATTGTGGTTCCATGCGGCTTCGTGCGTCCTCATCGCCGACAAGGCGGACCCGAAGGGCTCGTAGAAGCCCGCGAGGCTCTCCCAGCCCTGATTCATGTCGCGCATGATCTTGGCGATATGCTGCTCGCTCCACTCGCTGAACGCCTGGGCCCATTGCGAGACGGATTCGTTCGGGGGATCCCCTGCGGTCGCGTAGCTCCACAACAGGGGCACCGGAAACGGCTCGAAGAGGACCTGGGCCGAAGAATAGACCTCCTCGGAGGCCTGGCGGACGATCTGCAGCGACGCCGAGACGGCGGAGGTCGCCGAGACGCTCGATTGAGGCGGAGGCGCCAGAGCACCCGAGGCGGAACTGGCCGCGGCGATCGAACCGGCAAGGTCCACATAGGTGGGAGAGACTTCGTGGAGATCCAGACTCGAGATCACGGCCGAGAGGTACCGCGACGTGTCGCCGGTGTTGAACGTGCACGTCGCGTACAGGTAGCGGAAATCGTTCTGTTGGCCGGCGGAGCAATCCAGCGTGGTCGAGGCGGAATCGGTGCAGCCGGGCTGTCCGTAATAGTCGCCCAGGGCGACGGTCAGCGTCAATCGGCCCGTTCCGTTGACTCCGCCGTCGTCGTCGCGGGCGATCGTGACGTAGTAGTCGACGTCCTGGTTGATGAGAATGTCGGCGACCTGCTCGGCCCCGTCCTCGCACAGCCGCAACTGCGCCAGGTACGTGCCGGCGGAGTTCACCAGGGCGACCGCCTGGTAATCGCCCCCGCCAACAGCGATCCCATGAAGATCGTCGACCGCGTTGGCCAGCGCCCAGACGGCGGCGTAGGGGGTCTGCTCGTTGTACGCCGTGGCCCGGAGCTGGAACGTGTGCGTGAGGTCCCCGGAGAAATGCGCGGCCCCGAAGTCCTTGTACACGTAGGAGTCGTAGTAGCGCACGTTCAGGGAAGACCAGGTGAGGGTCGCCGAGGCGACGGCGATCTTGTCGCCCGGATCCAACTCCGTGTACGTTGTGAAGTCTTCCACAGCCATAGGTCAATCCAACTGCGCCTCGAGGGATCCGGCGACGAACCGGCAGACGGTCCCCATGCTGATCTCCTGGGCTGCATCCAGCGTCCCGCAAAAAAGCACGTTGCCGGCCACCGAGGCGTCGAAGCCCGCGAAACCATAGATCGTGCACCAGGATTGCGCCGCCGTGGTGAACTCGACGACCTGGGCGTTGCTCAGCGCCCCGCCGGAGGCCGCCGACCAGGTCGTAGAGCTGGTGTCCTGGCGCCCGTAGGAGGCCGCTGTCGGCTCGTAGGGGGTGGCCGAATCCGAGAGGGCCGTGTCGGAGTTGCACACGCCCACCCAGATCGTCACCTCGGCCAGCGCCACCTTGTTGAACAGCGCGTCGAGAATCAGGTTTTCCCAGTAGTCCGAGAAACTGCCCATCTCAGTAGGTCCTTCCGTACGGCGTGATGTTGTGCACCTCGGTCGTGTCCCCGACGTTGTAGAACTCGAAGTACAGGTGCTTGAAGCCCCAGACGCTCGCCATGTTCAGCGAGGCCGCCCGGTCGCCCGAGCAGTCCGAGACCGAGATCGACGCGTCCCCCCGGAAGCAGTTGGAGGCCTCCAGGAGGATCGTCTCGGCCATGTGGTAGGCCGTGGCGTCCACCGTGGCCATGGCCGCGCCGTAGTGGCCGCTGATCTCGCACAGGGCCTGCGCGGGACCTCCGGGGCTCTTGCCGAAGACCCGGCAGCCGAAATAATCCGTGTCGTCCCCCTCGCCCAGGAAGATGACCTCGATCCCGTTGTCCGTCGGCTGCAGCTCGTAGCAGTCCTTCCTGGTCATGTCCCAGAACGTCGTGCCGGCGGTGCTGGTGTCCATCGCCGTGTCGTCGGCCGAGACGTCCGCCGCCCGAAGCGGCACGAACCCGTTTCGCATGATCGCGTTCATCGTCAAATCTCCTGATCGTCGTTTTCGCCCGTTCGGGACTGCTCCAGCGGAGCGTCCCATTCCGTCAGGGCCGGCCGGCCCTCCTTGGCGCCCCAGGCCATCCTCTCGCCCAGGCCCATGCCGTACCGCATCAGGGCCGCCCCCGCGGCCAGCCCCAGGCCCATCCCGATCGCCAGTCCCAGACCCAGCAGTCCCATCGATGTCTCCTGTCCCCGCGCCGGCCCCGCCGGTCGGCGCGGTCTATTCCGTACGCAGATCGTCTTGGTCCTCGTCCTCCAGGTCGCTCCCGTCGTCGACCGCCCCGGCGTAGGCCAGGTCGTTCAGGTCGCGCTTCGCATCGGCGTCCTCGCCGCCGGTGTGGTCGCCCTTGTACGGCCGCGCCGACAGCGGGCACCGCTTGTGCACCTGCAGGGCGATCATCGCCGAGAAGAGCAGATCGTCGTGCTCGCCCGGCAGGGCCTCGGGCCGGCCGTTCTTGTTCCGCACGAAGCTCCGCATCTCGTCGAGCAGCTCGCCGAAAACCACCTTGACCGAACCCTCCTTCGTCGCGACGAGAAAATCGTCCACGAGCCACTTGCGGGTGATCGCCGTCGTCCGCCAGCCCAGAACCTCGCTCTCGCCCTCGGTCAGGCGGTCCTCGTGGATCGAGCGGTTGTACAGATTCGGATAATTGCGATCCTTGAAGTACGAGAGCAGGACCATGCTCGCGGGCATCTCGGGGCCCACGAACGCCTCGTTGTAGTACCGCGCGGCCCGGTACGCCTGGCGGGCCAGCTCCTTCTGGTCGGTGCGGCCCTGGTAGATCGCGACGACCTCGCCGGTGGAGCGGTCCAGGACCGTGATGCCGTCGGTGTCCAGCTCGCTCTTGGGGTTGTTCACGTCGCTGAGCCGGCCCTCCATCGAGTCGATCCCGATCGCGTAGTCGTGGTCGTCCCGGGGCCTGCCCCGCATCAGCCAGCAGTTGGTCAATTCATCGGTGTCGACCGCCTCCACCGCCCCGGACGTCTCGTCGAAGACGATCCGCCGGATCCCCTCCGTCGCCAGACACAGGGCCTGCAGCGTCTGGATCTCCTGCGAGAACACCGGGTTGCCCGAGACCTGGAACGCCTCCTCCCAGCACGAGGGATACTGTTCCTGGAACAGAGCCAGGTCCCCATTCATCTCCGCCAGCTTCCGCTGACGCCAGTAGAGCTGGGCCTCCGTCAGATGGAGCTTCGCCTGGAGGAAACGCTCGTCCCTCGAGAACAGCGTCCCCGGCGGCGGCTGGATCGCGTAGTCCGGGAACATGTACCACCCGACGAAGATCGGCAGATATCCGCTGAAATCCTCGGGATGCTTCTTTCGCCGCTTGACCCCCTCCCGCCAGGCGTCGTAGAAGTACCCGCCCTGGCCGTTGGCCGTCGTCTCCCGCACGATCGTCGTGCCCGGCTTTAAGGGCACGACCTCCTGCAGGCCCGCCATCTGCGTCTCGGCGTTCTCCCACCGCGCGATCTCCGAGCAGTGCAGGAACTGGGCCGTGAACGAGTGGCCCAGGGACAGCTTGCCGGCCGTCTGGGCGATGAACTGGCTGCGGTGCGGCCGGCTGAACTTGATCTCCTTCCTGTTGGTCGCGTCTTTGCCCCGCCGCTGGTCCGCCGGCAGGTCCTCTTCGAAGATCTTGGTCATCCCGAAGATGTGCTCGGTCGAGTCCGCGTCCACGGAGACCGCCATCGCCCGCCAGTTGGGGTACTTCAAGACCTCGTAGAACCCCTCGGCCTCCAGCCAGGTCGACCCGCCCCACTGGCGGAACTTGAGCAGGTCCAGCCTCACCGGAAGACCCCGGCACCGCTGCTCCTGCATCGCCATGTGCAGACGCAACTGCACCGGATTGGGCCTCAGCAGGATCCGTGTCCCCGCCTTGGTGATGATGTGCAGATTCCTCGCGATCCACTGGAGCCGCTCGGCATCGGGTTGTACGACGATCTCAGCCATTGACCACCGCCGATTCGATCCGCCGCGCCTCTTCCACGATCCCCGCCAACGCCGCCCGGTGCGCCTGCAGCGTCTCGATCATCCGCTCCGTCTCCTCGACGCTGCCCGGCAGGACCGTGACCGCCGCGGCCACCGACACGTCCTGCTCGCGGTACTTGTGCTGGCTGATCAGCACCAGCTTGGTCACCTGTGCGTCCGCCCGGCACTCCAGACCCCGACGCAACACCCGAGCCTCCTGCACCGTCAGGGCGTACTCCCACGCCGGACCGAACACCCGGTCCCGACGCAGGGTACATTCAACCGTCGAACGCGGAATCCCCTTGGCCACCAGCCACTCGGCCATGATGTAGTGGTCCTCGCTCGCCCAGAGCCACTCCACCAGATCGTCCGCCAACGCCGCACACATCGGCTCGCTGTAGAGCTTGTCGACAATCCGCGAGCCGGCCACCGGCGGGGCCGGAACCTCCCTTTTGACCACAATGCTCCCCGGCGCCAAACCCTGCTCCCGCTCCTGCCTCGCCGCCTCCGCCTTCGCCTCCTCGAACTTCCGCTCGGCCTCGGCCTCGAACGCCTCCGCCTCCGCAGCCCGACGCTCCAGACTCTCCAACACCTGCGACCGAACGCTCCGAAGCCGGCCCGACGAGATCCGCGGAACCTTCAGAACCCTCGCCTGCTTCCTCGCCTTGCGGGCCCGCTTCTTCCCCGGACCAGACGGTACTTCGCCCGATTGTCCCTGTTCCTCTGCCATCGAAACCCCCATGCGGAGCCCACCGGCCAACGCTCCACTGCCTCCATCCCAACAAACGACCCGCAGGATGTCAACGCCATAATTCGCCGCCCAAAACATACCGTACTGCATGGGACCCACCCTCACAGGAACAACAACGCTCTCCAACGCCCTAAAACACTCCAGGAGGGCCGATCTCACCCCACGGGTGGCCGAGGCTGGTCCAGGGGGCGTTCGGGGCTCCTGGCTTGTGCTGATGGCCTTCTTCGGGCAAACAGCATACGGACGAACCATGTTTTGGGGGGTGGTGCGTGGGAGGGGGTGATAGTACCACGGGGGAGGGGGTCGGGGGGGGGCTCCCCCCCTCCACCCCCTACCGGCCTCACAGACGTTGCGTCCGTGCCAGGCCGCACGCTCGCCAAACTCGTCGCAAGCATCGCGTCCGTCTCGATCGATCCACCCCGCATCCTTCGGCCCAGACGGCAAAGGGGGTATTAGCCGGTTGGGGCCTGTGCGGGAATATGCCGCGTACCCGTTTGGCATGCCTACGGCATACGAGTATGCTTTGGGTGTGAGGGGCGGGTGCCTGCCCCACCGATCACCACGAGAGGAGGACAACATGAACCAACGCCTGACCGCCTGCCACGACTGGATCTGCCGGACCCTGATGCCCCGCGAGGTCTACCTCATCGCCGCGATGGTCTACCTCGCCCTGTGCTGACCGACGCAAGCCCCCCCGCTTTTTCCCTTGACAAATCGGGTCCAATTCCTTAGAATCAGCATCGAAATCAGACCCCTACCAACCACAACCCACACGAAGGACATGAGTTATGACCACGCCAGCGTATTCCTATCTGCGAGTCTCAGGCAAGAACCAGGTCGAAGGCGATGGATTCCCGCGGCAGCGGCAGGCCATCGAACGCCATGCCAAGGCCAACGGCCTGGACCTCGCGGGCGAATACCGCGACGAAGGCGTGTCGGGAACGCGGGATCTCGACAATCGGCCCGGCTTGGCCGCCCTGCTCGACGCCGTCGAGGCCGGAGAAGTCCGCATGGTGCTCGTCGAGCGGGCCGATCGCCTCAGCCGCGACCTGATGGTCGGCGAGATCATCCTCGATCAGTTCCGCCGCGCCGGTGTCGCCGTGTGGTCGGCGGAAGGCGGAGTGGACCTCACCGTCGCCGACGACGACCCCACCAAACGCCTCATACGCCAGATCCTCGGGGCCGTGAGCGAGTACGACAAGACCGTGCTCGTCCTGAAGCTCCGGGCCGCACGCGAACGAATCCGCCGACAGACGGGCCGGTGCGAAGGCGTCAAGCCCTTCGGCCACCACCCAAGCGAGCAGGAGGTCATCGCCCGCATGCGCCAACTCCGCCGCAAGCCCAGGGGCGAGAAACGCCTGGGATACGTCCGGATCGCCAAGATCCTGACCGCCGAGGGCCTGCCCACACGCCACGGCGGGCCCTGGACCGCCGCAACGGTCCGCAAGATCCTGCGGCGGTCTTAGCCCAGTTTACCCCGCTTGCCCATTCGCTGTAATCGATACAATCGCTACAATCGCTACAGACGGAATACGCGCATGCAACTTGTCGCTCCTTCGGCTTGGGGCTCTTCCGCCGCATCGCCCCTTTTCGCCCCTAATCCCCCGCGTCGTGCTATGCGATCCATCGTCAGACGTGGTACGCGGTCCGGTCGCGTGCCAGCGACTCTTGTCTTCTGCGAGAGTGGTTCGAGCGGAGCGAGCGGGGGGTTTGGGGGGCGAAGAGCCCCCCGGTCTGGCGTGGTTGCCGCGTCATGTTCGTGCAAAACGTGTCGCCAGACGTCTCAAAGACTCAAAGACTCTTCTGGCATCTCATGCATCTCATGCATCTCTGGCGGGCTCCAGATGCATCTCGTGCATCTCGTGCATGTCGTGCATGTCTGGCGGGGTTTCGGTGCATCTCGTGCATAGGTGCATGTCGTGCATGTCTGGCGGGGTTTCGATGCATCTCGTGCATAGGTGCATGTCTTGCGGGCGGATGATGCATGTCGTGCATCTCTCTCGGGAGGGTTTTGGGGCCGATTGGGGACCGACGGAAGGGTTTCAGCCCTCCTGGAGTTCCTCCGGCGTCGGCGGGTCGATCCAGATCTCGATCTGCTCGGGCGTGGGCGGAACGCCGCCATTGCCAGCGGTCCACTCGTCGATGAGCTTCTGACGGTTCGGGTCGTTTTGCATGGGGGCCGCTGCGGGCTCCGGCGTCTCGGGCGCGGCCTGGGGCTCCTGGGCAGGCGTCGCCGCGAGGAAATTGTAGGCGTAGCGTCCGCTCTTGCGGGCCGAGCCCTTGGCCCGCAGCGTGATGATCCCGAGGCGTTCGAGCTTCTGGAGCCCGCAGCGGCCCAGATTGCGGGTTCCGGCGTCGGTGCCCGTACAACCCCGCAGGATCGACCCCGCCTGGGCCTGGGAGATGAAGCACTCGCCGCCGGGGTTGCCCGAGGCCAGGACCCACAGGATCGTCCCCAGCCGCTGGACCCGGGGCGGCAGACCCTCCAGCTCGGGCCGGACAAAGCCGTCGGCCTTGGCCGCCGCCCAGGACCACTGGTCCCCGGCCGGAGCGTGGACCCGCCGATTGTCCCACAGATCCGAGAAGTACACCCAGACCTCGTCCCAGCTCAGCGGCTGACCGCCCGGGGCCTGGATCGCCGTGGCGCACGCCTCGTACCACCGCCGCAGATAGGGCTCCAGATCGTCCGCGCTGTGCTCGCTGGCCCGGGGGTGCTCGATCAGGTGGCGGGCAAAGGCGAATACCGCGGCGTTGGTCCGTTTGGACGGGGGCTCGACCTCGGCCAGCGTGTCGCGGATGGCCCGCTCAGTCAGATCGTCGAAGACGCTGGGGACCTGCTCGGGGAAGTCCATGGGCTCCTCATCGGAAAAATCGTCCCTCCCGGACCGACAAACGCTTCCGACGGCGTCCGGCCGCCTTGCGGACAGGCCGAAATCCGGGAGGGGGAAAAGGCTGTTGGATGGTCGGAACACTTCGTCATGGCCGCCCATTGTAGCACCACCCGGGAATCGGACAAGCATAAAACTATGGACGCAGGCCTTCCGTGCGTCTGGTTTCCGCATGCGTCGTGACGCGGCATATTTTAATTGACGCGGCATAGTAAAGTGGATACAATGGGGAACATCGAGTCAGACGCTTTGGCAGAACCATCGAAAATCCCAACAGAAGTCATGCCCGCCGTCGCGCGCCCGAGCTTGCCAAAGCGTCCCGCCGACGGCGGGCTTTTTTGGAGTGGGAGAGACCTATGAGTGACAAGAAATTCCAGTACACCGTGCACATCCTCGGCGAAGGTCCGGATGAATATCTGGCCTGGGACGAAGCCGTCGACACCCTCAAGGCCCTGGAGCAGGACCAATGGCCGGAGTGGCAGCGCGTCGAGGAAATCGAAGAGAACGCGGGCAAGGACAAGGACGTCCCCGCCGAGGCGACGGACGTGCAGGGGCTGGTGGACGGGTACGACGACATCGCCACCGAATTTGAAGGGCGCATGTGCCCGGATGAAGAGGAAGTCGCCAAGATCCTGCACGACAAGCACGATTGGACGGACAACGGCGCGAAGGTCGTTGTCGATCTGGCCATGAAGTACGGCGCGTTCGTCCTGAGGAACGCCCTGGCCCTGGCGATCGTGCTCGACGTCGAAGATGGAAGCGAGGGACTGTGATGGAGAGAAATCACCCTATACATGATCCCGTGAAGGACAAACACACCACTCCCAAGAACGAAGCGTTCTGGCAAGGTGCTGAACCCGGGTTATACGGCGGGCGTCAGAAAAGGCTCGACGTTCCGACATACGACGATTCCTGCGAGCAAGAAGTGGACTGGACCCGAACCCGCGAGATCACAATCGCCGATGAGTGTGGAATCCGGGTCATCATGGGGGACCCGCAGGACATCTCCTCCCCGAACGTCTGCGTCGAGCGGGCGAAGGATCGGTGGCGATTGTTCGTTCACATCGACGGCGGGGACCCCTTTTGCTACATCGAGATCACAGACGCCCAGGCGATGATCCTCGTGGACCCGCCCAGCGAAAAGCCCCTGTTTGTTCAGGAGAGAGTCCTATGACAACACAAGAGACAAACGTCGAAAGCAAGCTGCGCGAACTGCGGCAGATCGTCCACTCTCTGTGCTCCTGCTGCACGACGACAACGATCCCGAAGAAGCACGGCCGCTTCGACGTGTACGAGGACGAGAAGATCGTCTGCTCCTACGACACGTACTTCCCGAACCTCGACGTCTACGTCAAGCTGCCGGATGGAAGCAGACAACTGGTCTGGATGCATACCGGCCACGGTATCGATCAGGAGTACCATCCGGGAAAGTGGGAGGCGTATTTGCTGTCCCTCAAGGAGTGTGCCCTGGGCAAACAGGCCCAGAAGGATGCCCGCAGGGCCCAGCTCGAACAGCAGGAGCGAGAGGAGAGAAGGCATCCCGCGGGATCGGACGCCGACGCTGTTTTCGACGCGAAAGGACAGAACCATGGAGATTAAGCTCATCGAAGTGCGGGACTGTGCGACTTTCGTGCCGATGCTGGCGATCCGTCCGAGTCCCCGCAGCGAGGCAGAGCGGTATCTGCTCGCTCGCTGTGGCTACGGGCGCAGCCCTGCGGACCAAGGCGAGTACATCCTGTTGGCCCGTCTGGACGGCGGGCCTCTCCGGTACGATCCCTACGGCTGGGAGCACCCTGCGCGGACATTCCAGCAGTCGCATTTCTGGCTCCAGGACCACTGGGACGAGATCAAGAGCGGCGACGTCCTCGACGTCGAGTTCATCCTGGGCGAGACGACCTCGCCCAAGGTCAGCGAACGCGAGACCTGCGGTCCCGCATGAGAACCCACGAGGAGAAACCCTTTCCCCCAGCCAAGGAGTAAACCATGGAAACGATCCACTTTTTCACAGACGGCCAAGTCGGCGTCCATCTGACGGCCGATGAACTGCCCAGCGGAGACCTGCGGCTCCTGCGGGTCTACCAGTCGGCTACCCACCCCCAGGAGCCCGACGTGTTTGTCCTGCGGGCTGACGAGCGGCGAGACCTCCGCGACTACCTGTCCCGCCGCCGCCCGGGCGAGAAGCCTCCAGCCCGCGAGAGGACTCTGATTGCGGTCAACGGCGCGAATGAGGAGGATTTGGGCGAGGCCCTGACCCAGATGGCCGACGCCTTCTACGCCGCCGACGAGAGGGCCGGCAAATTCGATGGCCTGACGAAGGACGCTGTGGAGTTTCGGTATGCGTTTCGCATCGGCGCCGCTTCGGCCCTGACCAAGATGGTCCAGGGGCAACTGATGGCGGGCGTGATGGCGCTGCCGATCGGGGGGCCTGCCCCGCAGCAGGTCGCGAGTCCCACCCTCCGCATTGATCTGCTGCACGCCGACAACAAGATGATCACCGTCTGCGCCTGCCCTGAGGCGACGGACGAGGAGATCCTCGCCCTGTGCAACAGGGACCATCCCCGCATGCCCTCGTGGTGCCGGGTCGTCCACGAAGGGGCGAACGTCCCGACCGTGTTGTGGCCCCGACCCTGCTCCCTTCATCCCGGCCGCGTCCACTGCTGTGTCCTGGCCGAATAGGGACTCCGCGAATGCATTTGCTGGCGGAGCAGACGGGACATCGCGGCCAAGCTGGCCAAGAATCCCCACTGGAAACCCGGCAAGTAACTTGACGCGGCGGCCTCGCGGCTCTACACTGGCGTCGCCTTGGATAACGACCTGCTGGAGAGCGAAACTCCGTGTTGCGAGAGGCCTTTATGATTTGGATTCGTGTGAAATGGCACCACCTGATGGTCCTGCTGGGACTCCATTTGCCGACTGACTTCTATCTGGCCCGCGCCGTCATCAAGCGGCACGGCCGCGCGGAGTGCAAGTACCTGTTTGACCTGGCGGTCCTGCTGATGGCTCGACACGGGCGGACGCCCCGGGCCCGCAAAGCGGTCGAAGCCGCCACGGAACCGCCCGCCCCTCACCAGGGCGCATCGTCCTGAACGTCCCTGCGTTTGCGTTTCTCTTTCTTGACGATCCCGACCTCCTCGAACGACAGGCTCTGTCCGTCGAAGCGATAGCCGATCTGCATGCCCCTGCCGCGGGCGTTGCGGGCCTTGAGCACGTGCAGGCAGCGATTGACGATCCGCTGCTCGGGGTGTGGATCGGATCGCTGCATCGTGGGCAGGGCCTTGTCCTCGTCGTAGGCCTCCAGCCACAGGACGCCCTGGCAAAAGCGGATCGAGGACGCCGACCCGGCGAGCGAGTCGAGAGAGATCTTCTGCGACTGGCCCAGTTTGGGGTGCGTCGTCAGGACGATCGAGACGTCCCGGCGGCGGGCCAGCCGCTTGGCGCCGTTGATGAACGCGGGCTCCTGAATCCAGGGCTTGTCCGTCTGGACGGCGGCCGTGATCGGGTCGACGACGAGGATGCGGGTCCCGGCTGCGACCCTGGCCTCCATCCAGGAGGCCATCGCCGGCAGTGTGATGTCGCTTTCAGGCAGATCGTAGAGGCTCCTGGCCAGCCGTTCGTTTGCGGCCTCGCATTCGCGGGCGATCCGGCGGGCTTCCTCCGGATGGGCCTTGATCCAGCGGCGGCTGGTCATGCCCTGTTGGCCTTGCATCTGGGCCATGTTGCGGGCCAGGATGTGCTCGATGTCCTCCTCCATGATGAGCATCTCGGCCGCCTGGCCTGTCGCGATCCAATGGCGCAGGGCCTGGAGGACGAAAAAGGTCTTCGTCGAGCCAGGCGGCCCGCACAGGGCCGTGACCGTCCCCGGCGCTGGCAGTTCCGTCAGCTCCGTGGTCTGGGGCCACGGCCATTCGATCAGCTCGCCGGCGATCACGTGCTCGACGGCGTCGATCGCCCGGCGTCCCCCCCGGTCGCTGTTGCGGGGCCCGCCGGCGTCGGCCGGCGTCGGCTCCTCGACGGGGTCTTCCCCCGGCTCGCGAGGTCGCCTCGCGGCTGCGGCCCGTACGGGGGCCTGCGCCCGGGCGGGCAGCGGCCGATCCCGTTTCGCTCCCGGCGTGAATCGATGGTGCACGGCGGCGCTCTTGACCACGGAAACCAGCTCGCCATCTGGCAAGGGCGGCTGATTCCCCGCGTTCCAGCCGCGGAGCAGCTCCATCGCGTCGTTGGCCGTCACGCCGAAGTCGTTGACGAGCTGGCAGGCGTGCACGTACGCGTCCTGGTTGCGGACGCCCTCGGCGACGTGCGGCCAGGCCGCCACGTAGCGTCCGGCTCGCTCGTCGAGGGAGGAGGAAGGGACTCTATTGACCTCATTGACCGGATTGACTGTGCGTCTCGTCGCGCGCCCATCGTCAATAGGGCCAACAGGGTCAATGGGGTCCCTCTTGACCTCGCGGCAGCAGGCCAGCAGATCCGCCAGCGCGAAGACTCGCGACGGGTCGGCCTCGACGACAAAGCACGGCACCGGATGCGCCGGGTCCTTGACGTTCTCGAAGCCCGGCAGCCGCATGATTCTTTCGGGATTTTTGATCGTGGGATCGCTGCCCAGCGTCGCGATCAGCCGCTCCTGGGCCTGGACCCATTCGGCGGGCTTGACCGGTTCTGTGAGCCGCCAGTAGCAGTGGATGCCGTGGCCGGAGAAGACGCGAAGCGTCGGCGCCGGCAATCCCGCCGCCTCGATCCGGCCGCAGGCCAGATCGTCGAAGGAGGCCCCCTCCTCGTTGGCCAGGTGATCGAAGTCGACGAACAACGTGCGACACAGATCGACGCCGGCGTCCGTCGTGCGACCCGCCTCGCTGCGGCGGTTGGCCCCCGCGTAGATGTTGAAGCCCGCGACGTTGAGTTTTGTCAGCCGTTCGGCCTGGTCCGCCATGCGCTTGGCCAGGAACCAGTCCCGCTCGATGCGATGGCTCCCCGGGTGGATGCACCTCCATTCTATCCAGTCGCCTGGGCTGTAGATACACTCTGAAAAGCTGTGCAATTCTTCCCGGGCGCCCACGGCTTCCCTGCCTTCATCAGCTCAACAAACGCTATCCTTTTGTGGTTGTTTTACTCTCTGTGGCACGCTTCTTCTTATTGGACTTCTAACATAGCCTGGCGCGCTGGAGTACCGTGGATTTCTGACCCAGTCTGGCACGCTTTCTCTTGTTGTGGTTCTGAAGATTACTGGCACGCTGTCCTATAATGGGTTCTTCATTTGCGGGGCACGCTGAACTGCCGCGGGTTTCTCCGCAGGACTGGCACGCTAAAACTTCTTGGGTTTCTCAATTCTGCTGGCACGCTTCCTTTGCCTGGGCTTCTTCTGATCCTTGGCATTCTGTTCTGTTTCATTCGGCCGGCTCCTCGTGATGGACGTGGCCGAGGACCGCCTCGTGATACGGTTTCGTGATCGGCAGTCCTTCCAGCTCTCGCCAGGCTATCCAGAGGTCCTGCAGGAAGACCTTGACCATGTACCGCATGGCCATATTGTGGCGATGGCCTTTGCTCTTGTCCTTGTGCTTCTCATGATTTTCCAGGCGGTGTTTGTAGTCGTCGTAGACCCGGCGGTACTTGCAGCCGTCAGGGGACTGCTTCAGGAAGCACGAAGCCAGGACGCCGACCAGTTTGGTCTTGAGGAACGGGTTGAACGTGATGCCCTTTTTCACCTGGTCCTTGCCGTCCTTGTCTTTGTACGACCGCTCGACGAGGTGCTCGGCGTATCGGCCGCGGCCCCGGCCGTCCGCAGCCACGTCCAGGCCCGCCAGGGCCCAGAACTGGCTGATCCGTTCGGCCTTGCGAATGTCGAACTCCGAGAGGATCACCGCGCTCATCAGCGGACCGCAGCCCTTGACGCCCTCCAGGAAGGCCGACCACAAGGGATGTTGCTGGACGATCTTGGCGATGACCTTGGCCATGTGCTCCTCGTGCGCCAGTTGCGTGACGTACAGCTCGACGAACACGAGCATTCCGGCGTCGGTGATGATCTCATAGCTCTCAAAATGGACCTTGAGGTACTTGTGTGCCTGGTTCAGGACGAAGGCGTCCGTGATCCTCTTGTACTCGGCCCGGGCCCTGTCCAGGTAGTCCTGGGCATCGGGCTCCAACTGCTCCTCGGATGTCCCCGGCGACTGACCCAGCCGGGCCTTGATCTCGGCGCAGATCCGGTTGCCCGTCTGCACCCGCTCGTGCTGCACGTCGTACAGAGTCCGCACGAGGCTCTTTCGGATCTCGAACATTCGTATTCCTTTCAGAAAAACGCTTCATTGCTCTGGGTTTCTGTCCGGCTTTGGCACGCTGATTGACTTTGGGTTTCTTCATATTCACGGCACGCTAACACGGTATGGCTTTCTTTCATTGTATGGCTCATCTTGCGGTCCTCCGGCTCAGTTCCGCCTGCATCGTGCTACGCCATTTGCCCTTAAGATTCTCGCCGCCCCACCGCACGTACCAGGCCGGCAGCTTCCCGAGGGCCTGGCCCTTGAACTTGCCGAAAGGGATCACAGCGGCCGGATCGATCTGAGGAAGTGACTCGTGGCTCGTGACTGATGGCCCGGGCGGCGCCAGGTTGACCCCCGTCAGCAGTCCCGCCTCCGAGCGCAGCTCCCAGAGGCCACGCCCCGAGGGGTCTGTCAGCTCGAAGGTCTCGACGCGGCCGAAGCGTTTGACGTTGCCGCACAGATCGACCAGGAGGCACCCTTCCTTGCCCACGTAGATCCGAACGCCTCGGCCGGTCATCTGGTAATAGAGCCCCACGCTCCGCGTCGGGCGGGCCAGGACGACGCAGTCGAGGGCCGGAAAGTCGAAGCCCGTCGTCAACACGCCCACGTTCACGACGCATCGGATCAGGCCCTCGCGAAACGCCGGCAGAATTCTCTTCCGCTCGCGGCCCGGCGTCTCGGCCGAGACCTCGGCACAGGAAACCCCCGCCGCCGTCAGCAGATCGACCACCTGGGCGGACTCGGCGCGGAAGCGGGTGAAGACCAGGATATGCCGGGCCCCGCAGGAGCGGACCGCGTCGACAGTCTTTTGCACGAGCCTCAGCGCCTGGTTGTACTGCTGGAGCGAGGCCTCGTCGAAGTCCATGCCCGTCGAGTTGCCGGCGATGAGGGCAGGATCGTAGTCATGATCGATCTGGTAGGTCAGCGGGCACCAGAAGCCCTGTCGGGCGAGATCCCCGATCTGCGTCATGTGGGCGATCGAGCCGAAAACCCTCGGCCTCGTCCGCGTGAGGATGCGGCACTCGACGATCTGCTCGCCGGTGGCGTGGTCGGCGTAGCTGCGCATCCGATAGGGCGTGGCCGTCGTGCCCACAACCGGCACGCCCAGTCCGGTCAAAAACTCCTCGTACATGCCGCCGCGGGAATTGAGCAGATGACACTCGTCGACGACGACCCGTTCGAAATCCGCGAACCGCGCCTGATGCCGCATGATCGAACCGATCGTGGCGAAGGTGATCCTTCCCAGGTCCTTGCGTCCGCAGGAGGCGCTCCATACGCCGATGTCCCGAAATCCGAACGCCTCGGCCTTGGCCTTGTTCTGCTCCAGGATCTCCGCGGACGGCTGGAGGACGAGGCTTTTGCCCTCCAGGCCCTGAAGGAGCAAGGCGATGACGAGGGACTTGCCCGAACCCGTCGGCAGAACGAGGATCGCGTTCTTGCCGGCGGCCAGCGCCCGTCGACCCGCGGCGACGGCCCGCTCCTGGTAATCACGCGGCGTATAGGTCAACGGGGTCAATAGGGCTCCTCCTTTCGGACGGATACGATCCGCCCGGCCTCCAGGTCGTCTCGCAACTCGATGGCTTTCTGCCCCACCATTTGCTCGGCCGCCTGGCGCAGAGGGCAGGTCCCGCGGGAAGGCGGCGCGGGCTCGACGCCCTGTCGCATCGCGTAGTCCGCCGCCTCGCCGCAGACCCGCCTCACGATCCCCACGGCCGAATCGACGTCGAGTTTGTCATAGAGCTTCAGCCGAAAGGCCTCGATCGTCTTGATGCTGCGTTTCCACTGGCGGGCGATCTCCTTGGTCCCATCGGCCCGGCACAGGGCCTGGGCCAGATCGACCTGGCGGCCCGTCAGACTGTAGAGGTCCGCCAGTCTCCCCCAGAAGGCGGGATCTGCCAGGACGCCGGTCAGGCTGTCGTGAAAGGTCCCCGTCGCGATCGGGCCTGTTAAGGCGGCTTGTTTCATTGTCATGTCAATCCTCCAGGTCTTGGTTTGCGCGCAGGTCGTCTCCCACGCTGTGGCGGGGCCGCCACGGAATCCGCTGTTCGCACGAGTCGCCCGCCCAGACGTTGCGATTGAAGCAGGGACTGGCCGGATTCGCGCAGCGGCCCCACAGCCACTGGGCTTCCGGGCGCCACGGCATGCGGAACTTGGCGCATCCGATGCAGTGGCCCCGGGGAGTCGAACCGTTGCCGGCGGTTGTCACGTCACGACCGGCCTTTGGCCTTGAGGTACTTCGACGACTTCTTCAGACCCATCCGGGCGGCCTTGCGTTTCGTGGCCTCCAGCGTCCGTCCGCACGCCTCGGCGACCTCCTGGGTCGTCTTGGTCGGGTACAGCCGCTTGAGGGTCTTCAGTTCGTTCGGTGTCCATTCGGTGCTCATGAGAGTCCTTTCCAAAAGGGAAGTGAAGTTAAATTACGTCTCTTCATATGGTCCAGCCCGACGTGGAGCAGGCCTTGACGAACTCTGCCGCGACCTGCGGGACGATGGCGTTGCCGTAGGCGCGCAATTTGCCCACTCGGCAGGGAACTCTCCTGGTCGTCAGCGGGAACGGGATCATCCAGGTTCTTTCAACCGCTCGTGCAATGACTTGTGACAGGAAGGACATAGCGTCCGCAGATTGGCCGGAGAATTGTCCTGCGGATTCAGGTTCAGATGGTGAACGTGAAGCCGACGATGGGGTTTGCCGCAGTTCTCGCAGACCGGCTTGCGCGCTTTCGAGGCACGACGGTGGCAGGTGGTCAATGAGTTTCCACCCTTCTCTCTGGAGTTCGCGCAGGAAAGCGAGCAGAATCGGCGCCTCGCGAACGCTGTGGCATCTTCCAGACGTCCGTTGAACCGCTTCCTGTGCATACTGCAACCACAGGTCTCGCAAGGCTTGGCGAGCATCTCTTTCGCTGATCTGGGCATCGTCTATCTCCGTCTGGATTTGGTCAATGTCTTCGGGGCGCAGTCGGCCCAGGCTTTCGGAAAACCCATCAGCCATCTGCTGTGGTCCGGGTTCAACGCGCCGCGGGACCCAGCCCCGGCCGCAAGCCCACTCGTCGCACCAGACGATGTCAAACTCGCTCCAAGGACCTGGCCTCGCAGGGGATGGCCCTTGGTCCCCCGCAGATCGCCCCGACCGATCGAGCAGCGGTCCGACCGCCCGTCCACCGCTTCCGGCGTCGCCCAGGGCGACACGGTCACGGCGACGTCGAGCATCGACCGCCCCGGATGCGCCCCGCGGGCCTGCTTCTGCTGGTCTGTCTCCGGCGCCCGCCGCGTTGCGTCGCAGGCGTTGGGACTCGGCCACCCACCATAGGCGGTATCGCCGGTGCGGCGCGGCAACGCTTGCAGCCGGCAGATCGGCGGACCCGACGGCATATCCCAGTGCTTCCAGGTCAGCACGAACTCCGGAGAGCCATCGACGTCCACGAGGGCCCGCAGTCTGCTCTCCAAAGACGACTGGAGGATCGCCGTCGACGATGAGGCGTCGAAACTCGGGCCACAGGTGCCTCGGGTCTTCTTCTGCGAGCCCGCGGCCTGCGATGGAGAACGGCTGGCACGGGCAGGAGCCCGTCCAGACGCGCCGCTCGGGAGGCCAGCCGGCGTATTGCAGGGCGAGGTCCCAGCCGGCGATCCCGGCGAAGAAGTGGCAGCGGGTGTATCCGACGAGGTCACTTCCCTGGACTGCGACGATGCTCCGTTCATCCACGTCTCCATCCATGATCAGCCCCGCCGCGATCAGGTTTCGAAGCCACTGGGCGGCATAGGGCTCGTTGTCGTTGTAGTAGGCTTTGGGCGGGTTCATGCCAGGGTTGCCTTTCGCGGACGCCCGCGTTTCTTGGCGATCTTGACGCCCGCGGGCCGGACCTCGAAGCGGTCGCACGTATTGGCGGCCCCGACCTGGAGCGAGAACTTCAGGGACTTGTTGTTCCCGCAGAACGTGCCGTCCCAGGACTTGCAGTTTTCGCACTTGGGCGCTACCGCCAGGGGCAGATCCAGGGGCGGAGTGCGGGCGATTCCCGCCGGCTTGAAGGCGTGCTTCACGCATCCGTCGTCGTCGTCCACGCTGCAGGCATAGTGCGGGTTGCCCGTCTGGCTGCACAGGCCTGAACTCTGGTAATAGCAGTTCCCGCAACGTCCTTCGGCGGGCAGGGCCTCGCCGTCCTCGTCGGTCGCTTTGTCAACGGGGTGCCTCTGCGGCTCGGGCCGACGGAGCCGCTCCTGATAGGCCGCAATGTTGAGCTGCGCCGCCGCCAGATCTTTGACGAGATCGTCCCTTTGGGCGGTCATTCGGGCGAGCTGGACGATCAGCTCCTCCCGCGATGGCCCCGTCGATTCCGGCCGCACGGCCAGCGCCTCCCGCACGATGGGCGCCAACTCCGCCGCGATCGCCCGCCCCAGCGGCCAAGCCAGGACCCGTACGAAGGCGGCGACGGCCTCGCCATCGCGTCGTTCGTCAACATGGTCAATAGAGTCAATCAGGTCCATCTCTCCATCTGCTCCGAATGCCTTCACTCTTGCTCTGCGATCCGCCAAACCCCCGCTGCCCCGGGGGCAGGCGTTAGCCGTCCCCCGTCCACCACTTGACGTGGAGAAGTCTCAGGGTTGCCGAGGCAGGTTTCGCGTTGTCCGGGGCAGCGGACGACGCATGGAGAATCCCATAGAGGACCAGGAGGCCCCACAGGCGGGCGCCCAGCCATGCCATCAGGCCCATCTGGACGTTGAGCAAGGCGACAGGCCAGGTCAGGGCCGTGCCTTCGGAGCTGGGGGCGGCGTAGTTCACAGGATTAGTCCTTTCGGCTTTCTCTCGGTTCCCACAGCCGGCACGCCGAGCTTCGCAAACGGATGTCCGTCCCGACGCCATGCGTCCAGCCTCCTCGGCATAGGCCGCATTTGAAGTATGTCTTGGCGTATTCGAGACGAACCAGGTGCTTGCAGGTCTTGCATGTTTCTCCGGCAGGCCCTTTGCCCGGGACGTCCGCATAGCCGTTGGCCCCGGTGCGATGCCTGGCAGTCTCTTCAACGGCTTGTCCAAAAAGACCCTGATCCATAGCGGCTCACTCAAGAACCGGCGGCTCGTTGAGCAGACCGAAGCCCACGATCCAGACGATCCGAGAAGCCTCGTGCTCGTCGCTGGCGCGAAAGCACCAGGCGTTGAGGCCCACGACCGCCTCGGCGGCGAACGTCCAGAGCCCGTTGGCCGGATCGACCTGGACTTCAGCGGCGCTGGTGCCCCCGAGGAACTCGACCCTGTACGTGTCCCCCTCCGGATCGCAGATCCGAGCCCAGGGTCGTTTCCACTGGCCCGCCGCAAGGTCCCAGGCGTTCGGGTCGCCCGGGACCGGGCCCAGGACGACCCCCTCGGCGAGATTGGGATCGGCGTTCGGGTCGACAGGCAGCGCGCCCGGCACAGCCAGACGATAATCCTGCTGGGGGCCGCAGGCGTTCGGATCGGCCGCCATCACGACCAGCGGCCGACCGAAACAGACGCCGACAAACACCAGCAGCAAAACGTTGAAGCGTAAAAGCGTTGAAGCGTTGAAGCGTTGCATGAGAAAACTCCTTCCCTCGTCAATGAGGTCCATCAGGTCAATGAGGTCCTTTGTCTCCTCCACCAGCGAATCAACAAGACGGTCGTCCGGAGGTCCGCGTCCGTGACGCCCAGCCGTACGGCCAACTCTCTTTTGCGGGCCGTCAGGTCGTAGTGGGGAAAGCTGTGATCCTGGAACCAGGCCCTTTTCAGGCCGATCCGCAGGGCGAAGCGGTGCAGCTCCCGCAGGTCTCCGTCGCAGAACAAATGGCAACTCTGCCGATGCCGCCACATCGGCGTCTTGAGGCAGGCTTTCAGGGCGTCCACGTAGATCATGCGTCACCTTCGATGGACTCTTCATCCGGGCCCCTCGCGAACATCTCGGCCGTGATCTCCTCGATCCGCGGCTGCCATCGCAGGGCTTTTGAGCCGGGCTTGACCGCCAGCTTCCGCCAGGACCATAGTTCGATCCGCCCCCCGCACTCCAGCCACTGGGGCGCAAACTCGTTGGCCAGGATCTTCTTTCTGTGCTCGGAATGCCCCGACGGCCCGGTCGACTGGATCGCCACGATGCCGACCCCCGGCCGCAGGGCGAGGATGTCGATGAACCCGAAGGCGTCCTCCCGCCGGCCGAAAGGGCCGGCAAAGGCATTGTACTTCTCGAGCTTGTCCACCGAGCAGCCCTCGTCCCGCAGCCGCTGGAGAGTCATCTGCGTATAGTTCTTGCGACCGGCGCGTTTGACCGCCATTGGTTCCTCCCTATGCCACCAGTTCCTTCTGGGTCTGCTTCACCAGCAACCGCGTGCTCTCGTGATCCTGGGCCTTCGCCTGGGCGGCCCGGAAGTCTGCCGTCGCCGTGGGGGCGTTCTTCTTGAGCATCTCGCCGCCGGCGACGACCTCGGTGAAGGCGGTCTTGAGCGTCGCGAGCTTCTTGACGGCAACGGCTCCGCTGGCTCCGAAGAGAGTCACCAGGCCCATCAGGACCACGCTGACGATGTTGAGCCACGAGCCCACCTGCGGCGGCGTCAGCGGCGCCACGGCCGCCAGGGACTCGGCCGCCATCCGCAGGACGTCCGTCACATCCGCGACTCCCTCGGGCCCCTTGTCCACGACCTCCTTGACCTTGGCCAGGGCCGCGGCTGCCGGGTCCTTCATCTGTCGCCACTTGGCCAGATCCGCACGGTAGTCGGCCAGCTTGGCGACGATCTTCTCCTGGTCCCCGAACGGCGTGTTCGGGTCCGCCAGGACCGCCTCCATCGCCAGCATGCTCTGTTGGACGATCTCGATCTGGGCGTCGATCCGCTCGACGGCCTCCTGGAGGATCGGGATCGTCTCTTGCGCCGCGGCGATCTGCTGCTCGCTGGTCATCTTGCATCCGCTGCACGCCGCCAGAATCCCCAGCGCCGCAATCCATAGAAACATCCGTGTTCTCATCTGAAGCTCCTTTCAAGGTTTAAAGTTTGCCGCCCCCGTCAAACAGGGGCATCTGAATCGGTTGATTGATCAGGACGACTTCCGTCACCCGCACCCTTCGGCTCTCTCGTTTGGCGATCGGGGCGATGGCCTTGGTCACTTCGATCTCGACCATGGACCAGCCCGGATAGAGGTCCGCCAGGGCCGGATGCTGGTAGTAGCTGACCACGACCCGGGTCTGCCGGAAGCGGCTGAGGGCCCAAGCTAGCCGCACGTGGTCGATCGGCAAAAACTCGTGCTCATAGCCCACGTTGTTCTCGAGATAGGGCGGATCGCAGTAGACCACCGTCCCCGGCGCATCCTCGATCTTTGGGATCAGCTCGAAGGCGTCCATGTTCAGGATCGTCGCGTTCCGCATTCGGCGCCGCCAGGCGGGAATGGAAGCTACCGCGTTGTGGAATCGCGTCGCCTGCTGGCCCCCGTTGTTCGTGTAGCGGATCGACATCTTTCGGCCGCTCCGTTTGGTCCCGGCCGTGCCGCTCCAGGCCATCCACGCCTTGATGAAGTAGAGGTACGCCCGCTCGAAGGGGTCTGTCTCCTTCTTCAACTGCTCCTGGGCCTCGGTGTGGATCTGCTGGCAGAAGGGAACGCGGCGAAGACGGCGATAGAGAAGCGGCCCGAGCTTTCGGTCCGCGACGATCTTCATCAGATTGGTCAGCTCCCCGTGGAGGTCGTTGAGGACCTCGATCCGCGACATCGGCTTGGTCAGGAAGTCCCCGAGGCCCCCGCAGAATGGGGCCCAGTAGGCGTTGTGCGGCCCGAAGATTTTGTGCAGACGGGGGGCGAGATTGCGCTTGGCCCCCGCCCAGGGCGCGATCGCCGTAACCTTCATCGGGCTTTCGACTGTGGTATCCACTGTGTCCACTCCCATCAGTTGCCGAAGTCGTCCTTGTCCGGCCCTATGCAGCCGATGTTGTCGTCGTCCTCGTCGGGGAGCTGCTCCTGGCACGCGGTGCACCGGAACTGGCCGGGGCCCACCACGACCACGGCCGACCCCGCGGGAAGGTCCCGGTCGCAGTCGCAACACATCGGCTGGGCCTGCGTCGCCGCCGGCAGCTCGTAGCGGCTGACCGGCTCGGCGTGCACCTGGGCGACCAGCGTTCGGGCGATCCCCTCCGTCGTCGGCGTCACGCAGTAGATCGCGGAGCCGCCATAGAACTGGGTCATCGGCGGATCGGACGGCACGTCGATCCGGCACATGCTCGTGCCGAACATCTCGACATCCTGCACGCGCCCCGCCAGACGGCGATGCCCCATCAACTCGAGAATCGCCCACTCGTTGAATCCCTGCTTGCTCTGTTCTTCCGCCATCTGTTTTTTTCCTTTCTCACAAGGGCGTCGTGGACTATACTTGGGTCAGCGGGTAAGTCCTGCCACGTGCCCCGGGTGCTCCCTTCCATCGGTTGGCCATGAGCCCGAGGAGGAACGGCGTGGCAGGGACCGCTTGTTTTCCTGATTCTCTTCTCATGTCAGAGCTTCCCTTAGAACGGTATATCGTCGTCCGGGACGGGTCCGCCCGGCCGCTCGCCGGATTCCTGGCTCTGTCCCTGGTTGTTGCTGAATACGAAGGTGAACTGCTCGACCGTCACGCGGTGCTTGCTCCGTTTGGTCCCGTCCTGGGCGGTCCAGGAATCGAAAGCCAGCCGCCCTTCCAGGAAGATCGGCCGGCCCTTCTTGAAAAACTTGTTGATGTTCTCCGCGACCTTGCCGAACGCGCGGCAGTCCACGAAGCAGGTCTCGTCCCGCTGGTTGCCCGACTGGTCGGTCCACTTGCGATTCGTGGCCAGACCGAAGTCAACCACCGCCGTCTCCGACGGCGTGTACGAAAGCTGCGGGTCCCGCGTGAGATTGCCCATTAGAAGGATCTTGTTAAAACTACTCACGTCAGATCTCCCTTTGGTAATTGCAGGAACACAGATCGGGTTCCAAGCAGGTCTCTACTCGAAGGGTCTTGACATACTTGGCGCTCGGTGCTTTTCCTGCGAAGAAGGCCGAATCGTCGATCTCCCGAACGTAGGTGGTCCCTGATACGACATCGCCGCACAGAGGGCACCGATCAGTCTGAACCTTGATTTCGACGCTCATCTCCGGGCTCCTATCCCTGCAGGTGCGGGACGACCGTCCACTTGCCCTCAAATTGCCGGATCTCGGCGTGCGCCTGGAGCCAGTCGGCGACCTTGCCGATCCAGTCTTCGCCGCTGAGCCGTTGGGCCTGAGCGAGCAGTTCCTTGAGGACCTCCGGAGGCAGAGCGTGCTGCTGAGTCTTCTGGCAACAGACGGCCCCGAATCGCCGTTTGGCGGCGACGACGTCCAGCAGCTCGGCGCTCTTGGGTTTCTCCGGCTCGGGCTTCTTCTTGCCGCCGGCGCCGTCGTCGTCGACCTCGTCCTTGGCGACCAGGCCCAGCAGACTGAACAGTGTCGTTCGCCGCAGGTAGGTGATCGTCGAGGCGATCATCTGGAGTCTGTTCTTGCCGCCCGAGTCGTCGGGCGGGCCGCCGAGCTGCATGGACTCCTTATGGCCCCGCACGTGGGAGACGTCACAACGGATCTCGATCCAATCCGCCCTCTGGGCCACGGTTGTCCAGGTCGCCGAGAGCTGGCACTCGGCCATTAGCGGCTGGATCTGTTCGACCGTCTCGGGCAGGCCGGCGAAGTTGTACTTCACCCGCCCTTTGTCCTTCGGTGTGAAATCCACCTTGCGGGTCTTCAAGATCGTCGGACAAGCGGCCCGGAATTTGACCATGGCCTCGACGTAGGCCTTGCGAGCCTCGTTCTTCTCCCACCGTTCCTGCAGGTCCATCAGCTTTTCCAGCTTGGCCGTGTCGGCGTTCTGCTGCACGGCCAAGGAGAGCATCTGGGCCGGCGTCAGCGACGTGGGCGCCAGGGTCGTCTCGGGTTCCCGCTGCGGCACGATCGCCGCGGCTTCGACGGCCAGGGGTTCTTGAATCGTCTGTTCTGCGTCCATGCTGTCCTCAATAGTTGATGGTGACGTGTCGGATGCGTCCGCTGTTGACGTGGCTGATCAGAGATGACACGGCGTTGGCGTCGAGTTTCATCCCCTCGTCTTGGGCCACGCCGAGAACATCCATAATGATCTCTCCGATGATCTTCTCACGATGCTTCTTATTCGCAGCGAGCCGGGCCTGCCGTTCCCGTTCGGCCTTCTCGGCGGCCAGACGTTCCCGCTCTTTTTGTTCGGCCGCCTCGCGGGCCCGCTCTTCGGCGCGACGGACGGCGGCCTCCTGCTCGGCCTTGGCGCGTTCCGCCGCCTCCCGCTTCTCACGCTCCGCCCGTTCGGCGCGATCCTTCTCCCGCTGAATCGCGGCCTCCGCTTCGAGTCGGGCGCGTTCGGCGGCCTCGGCGGCAGCCTTCTGGGTGCGTTCCTCGGCTTCGCGGGCGATCCGCTCCTCGCGCTCCTTGCGTTCGATCTCGCGGCGTTCGGCTTCTTCTCTGGCCTTTCGTTCGGCCTCCTGGCGGGCCAGCTCCGCCTCCTTCTGGCGGACGATCCGCTCCCGCTCGAACAGGTCATGCATCCGGTGGGCCTCGTCCCAATCCCGATCGTACTGGGCGTCGAGTTCGGCCTGCCGCTCTTTCACGGCCTCGGCCTCCTCCCAGTCGGTCAGGGGCTTGCGGACCTCGTCCCGCAAGGCGTCCAGGTCGTCCCGCATCTTCTTGCGGACCGCGTCGACCTTCTTGGCCTTCTCTTTCCAGTTGGAGACCAGGTCCTTTCCCAGGTTGTCGAGGATGACCTTGCTGGAGGCGACCTTGAAGGCCAGGGAGCCCACGGCCTTGCGCCCAGCCGCGGTCGAGACGTCCGGCACGTGCTGGAGGACCCGCTTGCGGATCTCCTCCACCAGAGGGTCCATGGCCGGTCCGGTGAACAAATCGAGGGGATTGAGCTTCTCGGCAACGATCAGTTCGTTCTCAGCCATTCCCGTCCTCCAGCATCTTCTGCACCATTTCCAGGACCATGCTGCTGTTCTGCTCGAATTGCAGGCGCGTCAAAGCCATCAGAATGGCTCCGCGGCATATCTGTCGGTCGGCCAGGCCGTCCACGGCGCCGCTGAGGAACTGGTAGGCGCACTCTTCCTGTTGGGCAAATTCGTTTGGATCCTCGATGGGCATTCCATCGTTGCGGTACAACACGGTCAGGCTCCTTTCTCCGCTCCGGCAAGCATCAGATCGAATCCTTCTCGTCTCAGCGCCCAGGGCGACAGGCCCAGGACTCCGGGCCCGTCCCCATAGGCGGGCCACTCGTTCTTGGCGACGCACTCGACGTACCGCTCCAGGGCCTCGCTGTAACTCGCCTGTCCGGGGCGGATCGTCAGCCGCTCGTCGGCGTCCCAGGGCTTGGCCACGTAGGGCGGCTCCTTCTCGACGGCCAGCCAGGTAAAGACCTTCGGCCGCACGCCCGTGATCGCCTCGTAACCGTCCATGTAGAACGCCGCCGTCTGGAAATAGCCGTAGCTGTAGATGTCCCGCTGGAAGGCGTCGTAGGAGGCGTCCTCCGTGGTCTTTAAGTCCACGATCGCCACGTCCCAGCCTTCGTGCAGGTAGTCGAGCCGCCCCTTGCAGAGGATCCCCGTGTCCTTGTCCCGCCAGACCAGGCAGACCTCGGCCCGGCCCCCGGTGACGTAGCCGGAGCACTGCTGGATGCGGATGGCCCTGTCCATCTCGCGGACCTTCTCGCTGTCGCCGGCCGTCACGACCAGCTTTCCGGCGGCCTTCTCCTCCCACTCGTCCCAGTACTCGATCGACTCGATCGTCGAGGGCGAGGGCTTCTTGGCGTCCCGCTGTCGCTGGCTGGGCCGCCGCGGGGCGTCCTCGGGCTCGGCGATCGTGCTCTCGTCGAATCGGGCGGGTTCCAGGACCGCCAGGTGCAGCAGGATGCCGAACTTCAGCGCCGGCGTCGGGTCCTTGGGGTGCTCCCTCTCGTACTGGGCATGGCGGGGACTCCGCGTGCGGAGCCGCCAGAGGAAAGAGCTGTTGACGGCATCCCACTGGGCGTACTCGGCGTACGGCACGCCGGGATAGATGCCGGGCTCGGGTGCGGGGGTCATTGCCGGATCTCCTCGAAATGCGGGACGAAGCCCAGGGCCCTGGCCGTCGCCTTGGCCCAGTCCCTGTGCCCCTCGCAGACGTACAGAGGATCGCTGCCAGGCCAGTGCAGGACCGCCACGGCCGGCTTGCCGCAGACGCCGTCTTTGGTCTTCTGCGTGCAGGTGGGACAAGGCTCTTTCGCCACAGAGGACACAGAGGTCGATGGGGCGTCAATCCGGTCAATGAGGTCAACGAGGTCCTTCAGCCCCTCCCGGATCTTGGCCAGCAGTTCATCCTTGCTCATCGTGCTTCTCCATTCCATCCAGTTTCGCCAGGGCCGCGACCACGTCCGCGACCGTCCACTTTCGCGGCAGGTCCAGCTCCGGCGGATCGGCGAAGTTGGGGTCGCACCAGATCTTGCCCGTCGATTCGTAGAAGTTCATCCGCCAGAGAACTTTGCCCTGGTCGACTCGGTTGATGCTCACATGGTAAATACTGTGCCGGCGGATCTGATACCTCTCGGCCGGCAACGGCCCGCGGAGTTGGGCGTCGTCCGGCTGGGCCTGTCGCGTCAGTTTCTCCCGCTGCCGGCGGGCAGCGTTCCACTGATTGAAGGTCATCTTCTTTGTCATGCTCGAATCCCATGCTCGAAGAGGAAGTCCGTCAGCTTGAGGGCGTTGTCATAGGAGTCGGCATTGTAAATGCTCGTCAGATATGCATGCTTCTCCTTGTAATCCTTGGGCAAAAGCCGCAATGCGACGCCGCGAACGATCGCCGGCAGCATGTTGGCGCCCACCCAGAACTCCATGTGTTCGGGATCGTCGCCCTGGCAGGCCCCGGCCATGATGTCGCAGACCCGGCGGTACAGGTCGTCTCGTTGCCGTTGTTCACGCTGTTTCTTCGTCTGTCTCGTGACGGGCTTCTTCATAACTGTGCCTCCAGGGTCTTGATCCGTTCGCGGTACCAGTCCATCAGCTTGGTGTGGGATTTCTCTTCGAATTCGATCAACTCGCGGTAGATGTCGAGCCCGCAGGCGGGGCAGCAGTAGAGATTGCCGGCGGAGTCTGTTTCGATGCAGTAGCGGCAGCCCTTGCGGCGACAATCGACGCCCTGGGCGTTCGTCCCGTCGCAGTGCCGCAGGTCGTCGGCCGCGACCCGCCGCCCGCAGGTCGGGCACAGAACGATGCCGGCCTGGGCGTCCGCCCGTTCCTGCTTTTCAGCCCGGCGTTCCTCGGTTCGACGTTCCTCGTTCAGATCGATGGCGTCCATGCTCAATGCTCCGTCTGGGCGGACCCCGAGCCGGACGTTTGCGGCGTCTGGGTCTTCTTCCGTCGGTTCTGCTTGGTCCTGGCCAGTTCGAGATCGGCTTCATCCTCGGCGATTCCGCGTTCCAGGACCTCGCACCGGATCTTCAGCTCGGACAGTTCCGCTTTCTTCTCGAGGATGCGCTGCTTCTTGCGTGTGACCAGGGGGTGTTCAGAGGGCATGATCGGCTCCTTCCATGCAGAGGGTTTCTCCAGGGCGGGGGCTGACGATGAGCCCCCGCCATCCACCAGGCAGCTCAGCGAAAGATGTCCTGGGCCCAGGCCTCGAAAGCCGGAATGACGTCGGGCGCCTTCTCCAGGGCGATCAGGAACGCACGGAGTCGATCCGCTTCGGCCTGGACCTTGGCGGCCTTCTTCTCGAGGTGCTCGACCGTGTTATGCATCCTCTCGACCGTCGGCAACGCTTTGGGCTCAGAGATCGTCTCTTCGCCGGGGATTGGGGGAGGGGTGACTGTTTCGACAGCTTCGGGCTCTGCCATGATGTTCCTTTCTGAAAAGGTGGGTGGGGGGTTTGAAACACAGGTCCGGCGTTCGCCGTCGGATCACTGGGTCTCGGTTTCCGCTTCCTGAAGGAGCGGGCGTTTGGCGTCCTCGATTCGGCCCTTGGCGATCTCGGAGAGGTCCTCGTCGCCATACTTGGCCAGTTCCGCCTTGAAGGCCGACACATCGTGCTTGCGGATCCGGATGACGATCCGGCCGCGATCGTTCGTCTTGGGCGAGCCCTCATTGTCCGTGACGATCTGGGCGTGCATCAGCTCGTGGTAGATCAGCCGCTGCTTCTCCTCGGGCTTGAGGGTCGGGAACGCCTCGGCGTTCAACAGGACGATGATGTCGTAGTCGTCCAGTTCGCGATCGAGGTCGCCGCGTTTGCGGCACTGGCCCAGGGTCAGGACCCCGTCCAGGTCCGCCCGCCAGCCGAGCCGCCAGGCCATCCCGATCTTAAGCGGTTTGAGATCCGCCCGATCGGTCTTGACGATGTCTTCCATGATCTTGTAGGGCTCCGTCACCTTGTCACCGACCTTGCGGGCGATGAGCTTCACGGTCACGCGCTTCTGCTTCTTCTCCTTAGGGATTCGTCTGCGACCCATACGAGTGTCCTTTCTCTGAGGGGGGATAATGAGGGTGGCGGTGTTCGACGCGGGGAGAGTCATGCGCCCCGCCACCCTTGCCGAATCAAAAAAAGAAACGCTCCGGCGGCGAGATCGGGGCAGGCGCCTGTCGATTCCGCCGGAGCGCCCAGTTGACGATGCGGCCGGCCGCTCCGTTGCTGAGGAGGGCGATGCGCGGGAGCGGCTCGGCCGCAAATGAGGACATCCTTGCCCTTGTGGATCATCCTTGTCACTGGCCACGTCAAAGAATGAGAGCGGGAGGCCTCGGGTTCCAGACTGGCGGGCGTGAGTGCCCCCGCTGTATCTTCGCCGAAAGCCTCCGTGAGCGGGATGAAAAGATGCCGGGCCCGGGCGGCTGTCAGCAGCGGAGCCTACTCGCTGCAGGCGGGGTTTTTCAGGCTCCCCGTGTGCCACTGTCCGGGCCCCTATGGTGATCCGCAGCGGATCCGAGGACGCGCTGCGGGGGAATGGCCCCGCCCGAATGAGGCCATGGAGGGGCAAGGAGTGTCGGGCGGGTATTCACAAGAGGAGAAAAGGGGGAGCCGAGCGAGTCGCGGATGGCCCGACTCCCCGAAAGTAGAGGCTTGGGGGCCGACGCATAAAATGACTTATAAGCCTCCAAAGGCGTCCCATAGCGCGACCCATTACATATCTTATAGGACGTTAGACGTATAACAATTTTCGGCCATTTTGTTGATTTCTTCAACAAGCGACATTCTGGATTTCCGGTCGTAGGCCTGGGTCGTCTGCACGCTCTTGTGTCCCAGGGCTCTGGCCGCTCGGGCGATTCCCTGCGCGTCGATCATCGCCGTGGCAAACGCCGCGCGGAGTTCGTGGTACCTCCGAAGATTCGAGATCTGGGCTCGTCGTTGCAGACTGCGAAACATCCGCTGGAAATTGCCTGTCGGATCGTACACGACCACATGGCCCGCACATCGGTGTGCGTACTTGTCTTCCAGGAACACGTACGGCTGATCGGCCGGCAACGACGCGATCCGCTCGCGGATCAGCCGGTGCAGCTCGATGGTCAGCCCGTCGAACCGCATGATCTCGGGCAACGCCACGTAGCGAATCGCGTGGTTCTTGATGGCCCAGGCGTAGTGACGATGGCTCGCCTTCTTCTCCGACAACAGGACATGCGGTTTCGGATGGTCCAGGTGCACATCGGACACCACAACGGCCAGCATCTCGCCGCGGCGGCAACCGAGCAGGCCGAGACAGATTCGAATGCGCCACAGATCGTCGCTCACAATCAGGAGCCGAACGAGTTCTGAGCGCGTGAACGTCTCTTTCTGCCGTTCCGCCAGTTTGTAGGCCCGCACGCCGTCGAACGGATTTGCGACGATGCGGCCATGGCGCTGGAGCCACACGAAAAACGGCTTGAAGTTGGCCAGGTATCCATTGGCGCAACTCTTGGACCGCCCCTCCGTGGCCAGCAGCGTCCGATAGTCTTCGGCGACCGCCGGAGTCACTTGATCGACCGGTAGGTCGCCAAACCATCGAACGAAGTACTTGAGAGCCTGCTCCTTGAACCGAACGCTCGACGGCCGCAGATCGGCCCGAGCCAGATAGAGTTGAAAACAGCTTGCGATCGACTGTTGCATGACACACCTCTACTTTCCGTCGGCCCCTGCAAGCCGACAAAGAGAGTAACGGCTGACGTCGAACGTCGCAAGACTGTCGTGTTTCACTCCTCGTATTGGCCTTAGTCACCTCGGCGCTAGTTGTCAAAGAACCCCACCCTAAAGGCGACGCCAGCCGAACGCCGGCTGGCATCGCCCGGAGTTAAGGTGGTGACGCGACGGGTTTCGCGTCACACACGGCGGACGGCGGGAGTCGAACCCGCCCCAGACTGCCCTTTCCGCAAAGTCCCGGCAGACCGAGTCCGCCGAGAGACGTTTTTCTATTGATTCCTCATCTGCAATCTGCTATTCTACAATCCTGCACGGAAGCAGGCTGTTTCTCGTGGATCGGCTTGTCCCGATCCGTTCATTCCAGGGATGCGATTCAGATACTGTTGCCTCTTGCATCGCCCTCGCGGTGGCAGCCGCGTCGCGACTCGCCTTCGGAGCCCCCTGGCTCCCTCGATGAGTGTCCATCCCAACATCGCCCATCGACGAACTGTTATCTACCGCATGCGTTAGAGGTTGTCAAGCGTTGTGCGGCATAATTTGTCGCCGCGTCATGTGAGGCAAATGACGCGTCATAATTTAAGTCCAGTGTGGCTTTAGAGTTGCACGAAGGGTGAGAAGGGGAATATTTTTATGGACATGGCAAAAAAGACGAAAAGCAAAAAAATCAGAACCACCGTGGTCGTGACGGCGGCCGCCGAGGCGATCCTCCAGAAGTACCGAAACAACTTTGGGCTCAAAGGCCCCCTGTCGGTCGGCCTGATGCTGTTCGACTCCCTGACGCCCCAGGAACAGGTGGACCGGACGCGCCAGGTCGAGGAAAACGACCAGGACCCGGAGGAGCTGCTGGGACTGGTGCGACACACGTTGTCGAGAATCCCGGAAAAGGCGATCGATGCGCTCACGCCCAGCGAGGCGGCGGTTGTACGCCGCTATCGACAGATCGTACCTGCAGAAACAGCCGCACGCGCCGACGAAGCTCAAGCCGCTGCCGAATCTGCCTCAGCAACGCGCAAGCGTACAGCTCGTCGTTGATCTGGCGGAGCGTTTGGTCGATTTCGAGGATGGTGGCATCTAACGGCACAGCGGAGTGGTCTGTTCTATCATTCTCCATAGGTACCCTCCTTCGATTCAGTAATGCCGCGCAAGCACCCCTACGGATGAAGGCGTTTGTGGAGTCCCGCATGTAGATGAAGAAATGTGGCGGATTGCATTTTTTCTCAACTACTCCCCGCGGGCTCGCAGAACATTGAACAACAAGAGGACGATCTGAGTCGCCGTGGCGCCCAGGACGATCCATCCGAGCTTGCCCCAGCCGGCGCGGGCCTGCATGATCGTGCGAACATCGTCCACCAGGCCTGGGTCGCCGTCCTTGCCCTTCAAAATATGCAGGATCTGGGTATTCGTCTCTTTCGCATCCTTTTCGATCTTGGCCATTTTGTCCTTGGCCTCCTTCTCGATCCGCTCCATCCAGGGTTTGCAGACTACTTCGAACCGTTCGTCTTCGGTCATGCGCCTCGCTCCTCGCGTCGCTCGTTATTTCTTTTGAGTCGCCCGACGCCGGGCCCGGTTTAGATCCGCCGGACTCGGGCGATGGCCCTTCTGTTGTTTGTACTGCTCGATCAAGGTTTTGACGAGATCTTCCTGGCCCTTATGGGGTTTGTTGTTCCCGGCGTAGGTGTTCTCGGCGATCAGGCTAAGAATGTCCTTGGGCGAGGCGCCCTCCTGAGTGAGCTTGCGGGCCCGGCGGGTGATCGCGTCCATCTCCGCGAAAACCCTCTTCCGCTCGTCCTTGCTGGCGCCTTCGGCCTGGGTCTTCTTGCGGAGTTTGGCGAGCTGGCGCGTCATGACGTTGTACTCGTGCCGCTCGGCCAACTCGGCGCCCGTCGCCTTCTTGGATCCGGCCTTCTGATTCAGCAGGTCGAGCCGCTCGTAGAATTTGTCGAGCCCCTCATTCGGCCGCTCGCTCTGGCGGACAAAGAGCGTTCCGACCACGGGGATATCCGCCGCCTCGGCGGCCTGGGCCTTGCCCGTCGCGAGGTCCGCCGTCCGGGCCAGCCGCCGATACATGCCGCCGCTGTAGCCATCCACCAGATGTTCCAGGACCACGGGCGAGAGGTTCGTTTTGGCCCCGATGTACCGCATCAGCTTTGTCGTATAGGGCCGCACCCGGTCCCCCGGCAGCATGTTTTTCATCGCCTCCGTTTCGATCGGAATCCCGCGGAAATCCTTGTTCGTCAGAATCGCCTCGACGGCAGGACCGGCAAACGCCGGCCAGTCGAACGGCTGGATCTGGCGGGCCGCGATCTCGACGATGTCCTTGACCTGGGCCGGATCCTCGCGCCACAGTTGGTCCAGGACCGCCACCGGCAGGGCCTGAAAGACGTAGCCGAGTTCAAAGGGGATCGGAATCCGCACGATCTTCTGCGTGCCGGGCACGCGAAAGTGCAGATAGCTGGCCTTCTCGAAATCGGACAGCTTGCCATACCAGTCCTCGTCGTCTTCGTCCCGCTGCGCCAGCGCCCAGAGGGCGACGGCCGGCAGGGTCAAACCGACCAGGCTCGTGGTGAAGAACCGTTTTGGATTGCGGCGCGCCACCTCGAAGATGACGACAGGGCCCTGGATCGCTGCGTTGAAAAACGGGATGATCTCGTTGAGGATCTTGGCGATCCGCCCGTGTCGCGTGAAGTTGACCGTCGATTGTTGGGCGGCGTTCAAAGCGTAGATCGAGGCCGAGAGCGTCCCGGCGCCGTAGCGTTTGGAGCCTTCTTGGTACGCCTTCTCGAACTCCTCGATCCGGAATCCCTGCTCGGAGATCCCGAACAGTTCCCGCAGGGCCTCGATCGGGTGCTTGGCGGTCTTGATGGCCCAGTTGCCCGTCAGCTCGTCGCGGAGCCTCTGGGTGGCGATGCGGTCGTTGAGGAGCTGGCTGGCCATCTTGCCGCCGAGAGCTTTGAACCGCCGGGCCGACTCCGAACCGGCGATGTCCTTGACGACGCCCTTGGCAGAGGAGATCGGCCCGAGCCGCGCGTGTTCGCCCGTCACCAGTCCCGTCAGACCGTCGCGAATGAAGTTCCGCACCAGGCCGAACGCCGGGTTCAGGGCGGTGGCCCCCATCCGCAGGGCCCGCGTGGGAATGGCAAACAGCCGCCAGAAGCCCGGCAGCGAATAGACGTCCAGACCCTGGATCGCCCGATACAGATCCGAATCGACTTCGAACCATTCCTTCTTGGCCCCGATCGTCAAGCCGACGATGTTGTCCTTGCCGCGGTAGTCGATGTCGTTGAGCCACAGGGTAATGGGATCGTCCCAGGGCCCTTCCCGGTCCATCAGATCCGGATCGACCCCGAGATGCTTGACGACAACCCGTTGAATGTCCTTGCGGATCCGCTCGGCCTCAAACTCGACCTTCTGCATCGGGGCCGGGACCTTCCAGAGGACGCCGGCCATGCCGGGGACCTTGGTCCCGATGTCGTAGAGGCTCTTGGCGACGACGGCCTTGTGGGCGATCGTGAAGAACCGCTCGGCTTGCTGGATCATGCTGTCGAAGGGATCCTGGATCTGCCGGCCCGACCCGTGCATCCGGCGAATCGCTTTGCCGCCCTGGACGGGCCCGCGGCCGGTGCCAACGCCGGGAGCCCGCAGCTCCCCCTCGTTGAACGCCCGCATCAGGGGGATGTAGACCGGGGCCTTTTGCAGCGTGTCCCGCAGGGAAGAGTCCAGGGCCCCCGCCTCGACGAGGTAATCGAGCAGGTCGTTGTTCCACTGCGTCACGGCGTCGGCGGCCTTCTGCCACGCGGCGTTCTGGGCGCCGCGATCGTAGACGTGTTGGGCATCCGCCTGGCTGATGCCGGGATTCTTGCCCTGGCTCCAGCGATAGAGGGCCTCCTTCGCGTAGATCCACCGCGTGAAGGCGGCCATGTCCTTTCGATCGATCCCCGACAGGGCGTCCTTGAGACTGCCGCCCTTCTTGTTGCCGGCCAGATCGGTCGTGCCCGTCAGCACGAATTCCCGGGCCTTGGCCGGCGCCTTGCTGGCGAACGCCCGTGCCAGCTCGCCCGGATGCTCAGCCGGCTCCAGTTTGCGCCCGAGTTGCTCTTCGGCCGCTTTGCCGAGTTGCCACAGGGCGTCCAGTTCATCGACCCAGTTGCCCACGGCTTTGCGCCACCGTTTGCGCAGCCGCTCGCCCAACGGTCCCTTGTCCTCTTTGCGGCTGATCTGGGCCTCGATCCGGGCCTCCGCCCCCTGCTGCCGGTAGGCGTCCACCATCTGACGCACGGCGGCGATGTTCGCCGCCATCTTGGGGCGACCCGGCAGGAAAGTCTCCGTGAAGAACTTGTACAGGGCGGGGGCCTTGGTCTGGGCGTCGTCATCCGTCAGGTAGATCCGCAGAAACTCCGCCCAGCCCTCGCTCTTGTAGCCGCCGGGCGGCTGCTTCTGGCCGTACAGGGCCTTGCCCAGAGCCAGCAGTTCCTGGCGAATCGCCGACGACGGGGGTTTGGCGCTCCACCGCTTCTCGAGGTGCCAGTCGACATAGTGCCCCATCTCGTGGACGGCGGTGCCGATCGCCTGCTGGTCAACCATCCGGACGCCGACCGCCCTGGGATCGAACCAGCCTGCTCGAACCTTCGTGCGGTGCGTGGCTTTGCCCCGGACGGGCAACTTGAACTTTTGCCGGATGAAGTCCACGATCTCCCGCGGGGCGACGGGCTTACCGGCGGGCCCCTGCGAAGTCGGAGTCGTCTTGATCCGGCCTATGTCGATCTCGTTGTACTGGCCGCTGCCTCGGGCCCCGGGGACGGCATGAGCCGGTCCGGGTGTTCCCGGCGAAACTTCGCCTCCAGCTTGTTCAGGACGTTCACCACCTTCTCGACGTCCAGGCCCTGTCTCCTGCCCTGGGCCAGCCACACCTTTTCGACCTGGCTCGCCTGGCTCGGCAATTTCCTGGCGGCTTCCAATTTGCCTAAGAAGATCAGCTCGGACCGATTGAGAGTACTGCCTGTTGAATTTCCGATCGAGTTCTTCATATCCGACCTTCCTCAAAACTGCCGCGATCGCGCGGGTCGCCCTGGCCTGTTCCAGGATCGTCATGCCGTTGAATCGGGTCAAGAGGCCCGCGTACTTTTCCGTGTGCTCCCGCGTCGACTGGTGGGTGATCTCGTGCATCATCGTGGCGACCATCTGACCGGCCATCCGCTCGGGGTAGTCCTCGGCCGACAGGTCCGACGAACACCAGAGGCCCGGGACGTTCATCAGGATCTGGCTGTTTCTGGCGCCGACGTAGGACCCCAGGACGTGCAGGCCCGCCACGTTGCGGCTGAACATGAACCCGAAGAACCGCAACTTCCTGTCCGGCAGCTTGGCCCCGATCTTGTCCACGATCCGGCGGAACGCCCGGTGGACCTTGTGCGCCAGGTCCGTGTAGAGCGGGTCCGCCGCCCATTCGGCGAGGGTCTCGGGATCGACGGCGTCCGCGACGTCCACCATCCGCAGACGGCTGCCTCGAATCCGCGGGGCCTTGCGAAAAACGCGGCGGTAGCGATCCTTCTCCTGGCCCAGGGTCTCGGAGGGCGGGGCCGCAATCTCGAACCTCTGCATGGCGGGGCCGCCTCCCGAAGCGACGACAATCTCGCCCCTGTCGTCCACATGCTGGCGTCGGAAGTCCTGAAGCTGCGCCTCGGCTGTTTGTTCCTGGGCGGTAAGGTCCTTTTGGCGGGCCTCGAACTTGGCGATCTGCTCACGGACCTCCTTGAGCTTGTCCTCAGAGATCTCGATGCTGTTCTCCAGAACCTTCTTCTGTTTTTCGAAGGTCGCTTGGCGTTCCGCCTCGTCCTTGATGGTCTCCTTGGGCTTCAGCTCTCCCAGACGCTTCTGCTGGCCCTTCAAGATCTCTTGGCGTTCGGCCAGCAGGACCCGGGCGCGGTTGAGCCGATCGCGGATCGTCCGCTGCATCTGGAACAGCTCGTTGCGTTCCTCCTGGAGCCGCTGGTACTGGAAGGAGAGGATTAGGTACTGCTTGCGGACCGGGTCCCTCTCCAGCTCGATCAGGATCTGCTCCTGGCGGGGGATAGCGCCTTCGGCCATCTCCTCCTCGGTGCTGATCTCTTCGGCGACCTCCTTCTCCCAGAGGGCCTGGTTCCAGCCCTTCTTGTGCGAGACGATCCCGAAGGAAAGGGCGTCGAACGTCCCTTTCATCAGCATGTAATGGACGTTGACCTGGTCGTTCTCGTTGCCGTAGCGGATGGCCCGGCCGTTTCGCTGGCGGAACGCCCCGGGCGTGTAGGGGATGTCGACGTGGTAGATGTCCGTGGTCTTGATCTGTAAATCCATCCCCTCGCCCATGCTGCTCGTGGTTCCGATGACGACCTTGATTCGGCCCTCGTTGTAGGCGTCGGCGATCTCCTGCTTCTTGGCGTCACGGTCGCCGGAGGCCGATTCCCGGCCGGTCCTGGGATTGGTCACGACGTTGCCGTTGATGATGGCGATTTCCGTCGCCTTGAATCCCTGCTTGATCAGGTCGTTTTTGATCTCGGAGTGCAGATCTTCGGTCAAATGGCCGCGCTCGACCTGCTGGTGCCCGGCGGCGTCGAGGAAGAGAAGCTGGCCGGCGTTGGGATTCTCCTGGTGGACCTTGACGATGTTGTCGAGACTGAACTGGATCTTGTCGTCCTCGGCGTCGTAGCTGCGGACGTCCGTCATGGCCGCCGGCGCCGCGTGCTCGCCGCCGTAGAGCCGGGGATCGACGCTGGCGGCGCGGCCCGCGGTATAGAGGCCCACGAGTGTGTCGTCGCCCGTGGTGGGGTGACGGGGGAGGTTCTTTCGCCTCTGGTCGAGGTCGTCGGCAATGGCCTGATAGGCGTCCGGCCGCTCGAAGACGTGCTCGATGACGTTCTCTCGCGGGATGGTGATCCACGGCATCTGCTCCATCGGGATCTTGTCCACGTACCGATTGAGGATGCCGCGAAGCTCCTGGGCGTTGACAATCGCCTTGAGGATCTGGCGGTCCCTGTTCCTGGCCTGGTCCTTCACCGAGCCCAGTTTGAAGAAGGTGTCCGAGAAGTCCTGGTCCGACAGGATGCCGTACTCGTGGAAGATGTCCCGGGAGAGATGCCGGATCATCGTGTAGATCTCCATCGGCTTGTTCGGCGTCGGCGTAGCCGTCAGGAGGAAGATGTTCCGGTTGTTGTTGTGCTCCAGGACATAGTTGCTCTTGAATCTGAAGTCGTAGGCCCGGGCCGACATCAGGGAGACTGTCTCCTCCGTGATCGGTTCACCCTGCGAATCGACTCTGCCGGTCTCCCTCCTGCCGGTATTGACGCCGAACCCCTTGCCCAGCCCGAATTTGACCAGCTTGTTGCGGATGCCGATGTTCTTGTAGGCGTGGGCCTCGTCGGCGACGATCATATCGATGCCGAGCTTGTCGAAGGTCAGACGAGTGTCCCGCTTCTCTTCCTCCAGGATGGCCTTGAGGCGGTCTACACGCTCCCGGAGAGTCGCCCGGGCGCGGCCCTTGACGCCCGGATCGTCGACGTGTTCATTCAGCACGTCGTCGATATACCGGCTCTCGACGTCCGCCGGCAGCTTGATGTTCGTGAATCCTTCCGTGGAGACCAGGACGTAGTCGGCGTTCGTGTTGGACAGGTCATGCAGGGCCTTGGTCCGTTTGTCGGCCGACAGGGCTCCCAGATCGATGATCTTGGCGTCCGGGAACAGCGTCAGGATGTCCCTTTTCCACTTCTTGATCGTCTTGGCCGGGACCACGAACATCGGCTTTTTGGCGGCGCCGCGTTTCTTCAGGACCCGGGCCAGGGCGATCGAGGCGAACGTCTTGCCGCCGCCGACGTCGTGGGCGTTGATGCCCTTGCCCTCGTAGACCGCCTGCACCAGCCACTCGATCTGGTTCTTGCGCAGCCGGATGGGCGAATTCTTCTCGATCTCGTCCAGCACATCCTGCACAAGGTACTGGGCCTTCTCGTAGTCGGGCTTGACGTAGTTGCGGAACCGGCGGTTGTAGGACTCCTCGACCCGTTTCAGCAAGTCCGGGTTGCGGGTGATCTTCTGCCGCAACTCGTCGAGCTTGTCCTCGACGTGCTCCTCCGCCAGACGGACGCGCTCCATGAACTCGCCCAGGCTCTCGAGGGGCACGCCGTGCTCGTCCGTCCTGCGGGTGATCAGCTTCTGGCTGTTCAGATAGTTGTCGAGGATCTTGTCTCCGGTGTCCCACTCCCGCATGCCTTCCTTGGTGGTCGTCCGCTGCCAGGTGGTCAGTCGTTGCGTGAAGGGCAGAATCCAGGCCTCGGTCCCCTTGAACCGGATCTCGTCGAGGGCTTTCGGCGTCGGCTTGACCGCATCGAGCCGCTCGATCTGGGACTGAATCGCCGGTTGATACTCGGCCGGGGCCTCGATCGCACGGGCGCCGTCGATCTTCTGGTAGATGTTGCCCGCATAGTACAGGATGTCGTTTTGCAGCGTCGAGCCCGCGGGCCCGCGCTCCACCAGCGCATAGCCCTGTCCCAGCAGTTCGAGAACATCGCTCTCCTGCAATCCCCTGGCCTGAGCGATCCGGATGACGCCCTTGGAGTCCTCATTGGCGAACGCCTGCTCCTTGAGGGTGCCCCGGGCCTCGATCTTGCCGGATCCCTCGTAGCGGGTGCGGGTCGTGAAGACGTCCGCCGGCGTCCAGTTCGCATCGAAGAGCGCGGCCAGCTCGTAGAGGTAGCTCTCCTCGTCGTGCTCCTTGAAGAATCGCTTGAGCTTGTTGTCGGCGTTGGGGTGCTTGCGGTACGCCTGGCGGTACTGAAGAATCAAGTCGATCCCCTCGGCCCCAGCGTCCTCGTCGCCCTTCTGGAACGCCTCGGCCTTGGCCAGAATCTCGTCGAGCAGGACGACTTTCTGGACCTCGTCCCCGGTTTGCTCCGTGAAGACCATGACCTTGCCGTCGATGTCACGGAACCGGACCTCCTCGCTCGCCACGTAGACGCGGCCGGCCTCAATCTGGATGTGCTCCTGGTAGAGCGGATCGGACTGTTCGCGGAATCGGATGTAGTTCTCGGCCGCCCAGGCGTAAAACTCCTTGGAGTTGTCCGGGGCCTTCTGGGTCTCGGTCGCGTCAGCGGTCGCCCTCTTCGTCTCGTAGGGCTTGTACGTGAACCCGATCTCGTCGAGGCGGGCCTCGCCCGTGACGACGTACGCCGGGCGTCCGCCGTGGAGTTTGTCCTTGCCGACCGTCTGGGCTCCGAGAATGTGGTGCGGGTAGGACTGGTAGTACTCGTTCTGATAGATGCCGTCGGCGGTCTTGCTGGACGCGGCCCAGGCCTCGTTGATCGCCTGCTGATCGGGAGTAGGTACAGCCCCCTCGGGACGCTTCATCAGGAAGATGACGTCGGTGGTGACTTCCGTATGGGCGTTCTCCCAGAAGTGGCCCTGCGGCAGGCGGTAGGCGCCCAGGACGTCGGCCTTGGCGATGACCTCTCTGCGGATGGATTCGTCCGTCTTGTCCATCGTGCCGGTCGACGTAATGAAGGCGATGACGCCGTTGTCCTTGACCAGGGTCAAGGCGTGGGCGAAATAGAAGTCGTGCAGGGCCTTGATCTCGGGACGGTTCTTGAGCCGGCCGCGGCCCCGCTCCTCGGAGAACGGCACGTTGGAGATGATCAGGTCGTAGCCCTCCTCCTTGAACAGTTCGAACGAAATATTGTAGTGCTTGGCCTTGGGGTAGAGCTTGGAGACGACGGCGTCGTTGGTCGCGTCGATGTCGACCGTGGTCCAACTGGCGTTGGGCTGCATCCCCACGAAATTGCCGGATCCGACGGACGGCTCCAGGGCCTTGCGGAATCGAAATCCCGACTGGCGGATGGCCCGGTACATGGCCTTGATCGTCGCGTAGTTGGTGTAGTGCTGGTTGAGGGCCTCGAAGGTCCCGCTGGTCAGGCCGCCCTCGCCCGTGTACTGGCGGAGGATGTCCCTGTCATCTTCGGTGATCCGGTCTTTGGCGAGAATGGCCTTGACCCGGTCGTTGATCGCTCGCCGCTGACTCTTGGTCAGCTCGATGGAGGCGACGCCTCGTAGGTCGTAATTTTCGTCCAGGGATGCTCGGCCGCCGGGGGCATCAACATCATCGACAGATGCCGTTGGTACCACCGGGTTGCTTCCAGATCCGGGTAGACCTTCGCCAGCAGCTCCAGCGGGCGGCTGTCCGCCCACTTCCACTGCTGCAGGGGATACGCCAGGCTCTCGCACACCAGGCCCAGTTGGCTGTTCAGCACTAGGTACATTTTGCTCAGAGGTCCCAGGACCGCCTTCCACTCGGGGCTGTTCGGCCGCACCTGGGCCAGCAGGGCCTCGCCCTTGGGCACCTGGTCCAGCAGATACGCCCGGAACTGCTGGTCCACCTTCTCCTGGAGCTTGGCCTTGAGCTGTTCGAGGTCCTGGTTCATTTGTCGTCTCCTGTTGCCCTGATTCTACCACGTTCGGGGCCTCGGGGGCAAGGGGAACTTGCCCTTGCTGCTCCTGGACCTCGTCCCAGGCCATGGTCAGATAGGGCCGAATTCCCTCGCCCAGATCCGCCACGACCTTGGCCGACCAGTCGGCGAACGCCCGGGCGCCGGCCTCGAAATGGTACAGTCCCAGCTTGACGACGTCCGACCACTCCTGCGGGTCGAAGAAGATCGTTCCGCCGGCCTCGCGTCCGCCCGGCAGTTTGCCCATCTTCTTCTGGAGGCGGGCCTTGATCTGCTCGTAGTCGCTCTGCGTAACCAACTTGTTCTGGGCGCCCCAGGCGGGAGGCTTCGCCGCAGGGGGCTTGGCCGGCGCCTCCAGGCCCCGCCGCTCCGACTCGACGTCTTTCATGGCCTTGTCGATGGCCTGTTCCCGACTCCATCCCTGTCCGGTGGGCGTCGTCCCCTTTTGTTCCAACTCTCTCCGCGCTGTGTCTGACGGCGTCTCGGCAGCCGCCTGGGGCTGGGCTTCGGGCGTGACGATCGGCGGGGCGCCTTCGGCCGTCGAGACGACATCCCGCTTGACCGTGCCGGTCGGCTTTTCGGCCGTGGGCTCGACGAGCGCAACGCGATGACCGGCCTTGAGCAGGGCTTTGAGATGCTTGTCCTTGTCGGCGACCGCGAGAACGGCCGTCTCGAGACGGTTGCCCTCGGCGTCTTCGCGGCTGGTCAGCGGAAGGCCCAGGACCTTGGCCGCGGTCCGCGCGTCCTCGTTGAACAGTTCGAATGCGTCGCCCGACCGCATGAATAAGACCGTGTCCGCATGCTTACTCTTGAAGTGCCGCCACTGTTTGAGGGCCGGAGACTCCGGAGTCTTCGCGGGGGCGACCTCCGCTTCGGCCGGCCCCTTCTGCGGCGCTGCGGCCGAAGGGGTCTTCGCAGGGGCTTCGTGCGCCTGCGTCTCCAGTTGGGCTACGAGGTCGTCGAAGTCGGCCTGGAGGGTCCCCAGCCGGTTGGTTTCGTCTCTCGACCGCTCGTCACGGTCTTTCTGCGACAGATCGGCGATCTGCTGGCGAAGAGATACGAGCCGATCCCGCCACTGGGGCCAGACTCGGACCATCTCGTCATTGATGACGTTTTTTGGCAGTTGCGTCCACTTGCGGATCTCGGCGACGCCGGTTTCCCGGACCTCCTGTCCCATGCCGGGCAGGGCGCCGAGTTGCTGTTCTTCCGCCGTGGGGACTCTCACTGTTTGGGGGGCGGCGGAGGCGACAGGGGCAACCTCGGGCGTAGCGGCCTTCTCGGGGGCCAGAACTCGTGGACCAACTCCTTGTCCGGCGGCAGGTGCAGTGGGTTGCTCTGCCGTCCCGGCTGGGGCGACTGTCGGGGCTTCTTCACGGCCTGGACCCTCCAATGTCTTGTCGAGGGCGTTGAAATCGATCCCGCCCGCAGGAATGCCTGCCGGCGGTACGGCTTCTGTACCTTCGGGCGCCCGGCCTTTTGGCTCGGCGCCGGCGAATCGTTCCAGCCCGATCTGTGCGCCGCCCGGGACGGCGAACGAGACCAGCATCTCCGGCGTGTTCGACAGGTCCTGCAGGAACGCGGCCCCCATCCGCTTCAGAGTCCCTGCGTCTTTGCCGGCTCCAAAATCGTCCACATTCGCGATCGCCCGCATCTGGTCGCCCAGGTATTCCTCCCCGACCTCCTCGAGGATCCCGTTGAATCCGACCTTGGTGGAGGCCTTCTGGACGAACTCGGACCAAGTCGCATTCGGATGGAGCTTGCGATAGCCCGCGAAGACCTTCGGCATGATCCGGCCGCCGATCTGCGTCTTGCCCAGGACCCTGCCGATGCCCTTGGCGGCCCGGGCGATCCCCGGACCAGACAGTTCCGAGGTCGCCTCGATCGCCGTGTCGCCCCATGCCCTGAGCAGATCGGTGTAAGGCGACTCCTTCGACCAGGTGAACTTCGCCTCGCCCGTCTTCTCGTCGACCTCGACGTTCTGGGGCATCCGCTTTTGCAGATAGGTCGCGGCGATCCGATGCGGCATCAACGTGCCCTGCGCAGTGCCGGCGGCGCCCGTGCCCGCGATCCAGCCGGCCGCCCGGACGGCCTTGCCGGCGGCTTGTCCTGCGACCTTCTTGGCGACCTGCTTGGCCACGCCCTTGGAGAGAGCTTTTTCCACCGCCTCCTGGACGGATCTCTTTACCACGCCTCCGGCGCCGCCCGTGGCCGCGATGTCGACCATGAAGCTCGGCATCTCGCCGAGGATCTGGCCGACGCGACCCCCAAACGAATACCCTCGTTCGGCGGTCTGGCGACGCTCGTTCTCCCAGTCGGTCACGAGCTGGAGATCGCGGTCCCGCTGCTGCTGCGCCGTGATCGGCGGCGGAGGCTTGGGCAGGACCATGCCCGCCAACTGACCCGAGGGATACCCGGGTTTCTCGATGTCCTGATAGGCGTTGGCCTCCAGGCGTTTGGCGGCGTCCCGGACATCGAGCAGGGTCTGCGCCTGAAAGACGCTGCCGGCCAGGGGCAGGTATTTCTCCGGATGCTCCTTCAATGCCTCCCCCAGACCGATGGCGTTCGGGCCTGGCGGTTTCCACGGCTGGCGAGTCGCCTCGACGATCGCGGCGCCGCCGGGAACGGCGTAGGCCCCGCCGAAGGGGGCTATGGTGGGCGCTGCCTGCCGTGGAGTCGGCTGAATCGCCGGCGGCTCCGGATAGGACTCGGCGATTTGAGCCAGGGCCCCGTAGTCGCCCCGTCCGAGTCCGGCTTGGACCTGTCGCTGGATCTCGGGCGCGATCGTGGCTGGCGCGATCTGCGAGAGGGCGGATCGTCGGGCCTCGGTCTGGACAGCCTGTTGGCCCGCCTGGCGCCCAAGGTCCCTGTCGAGGGCGTCGAAATCGATCGCTCCGGCGGATGGCGAGACGCGGGGCGTTTCGGGAGCGGGAGGGGTCTGCGGACCCGTCCCTGACGAGCCCTGCGCGAGTTGTCGGTCCAGCAGATCGAAGTCGATCGCCGCCATCAGAAATTCCCTTTTGGCCTGGTGCTGCCCTGCAGGCTCGCCAGGACCTTTGCCTCTCCGTACTTGTGGATCCGTTGGAGCAGCCGTTTCTGGTCGGCCGCCGACTGGCCGGCGAGGATCTCCTTGGTCGGGCCGGACAGGTCCGTCTCATTCAGGAGCCGGCCCGTCGTTCGGGTCATCTCGACGTACTCGGGACTGGCTTTGTACGCCTTGATCGCCCGGCCTGCCGCCTTCAGACCCGTCGCCGAGGCCGCCTGCGACTGCTGGATCTTCTGCGCGTTGCGGACCGTCGCCCCGCCGGCCTGCTCGTATTGGCCCAGCGCCTCGTCCAGCAGCTCCGGTCCCGGAATGGCCGCCATCGCAGAGCCCGCGTTCGCGTAGGGTCCCGACCGCGGAGGCCTCACGCCGCCCGCAGGCGCCATTCCGCCGGAGACCCCGACCCCGCGGGCCCAGGAACCGGGCGTGCGGCTGGCCCCCGTCGGAGCCCTAGGCTGATTCGCCTGGTCAGCCAGGTTGCCGAGGTTTTCCGACAGGCCGCCCAGGACCATCGGCGTCTCTGCCGCGGGGGCCGATCCAGCGGCGGGCGCCCCCCGGACAGGCAGCGTATCCTGGACCATCTGCATGAAGCTCTTGTTCTTCTCGGCCGGGGCGGATTCAGGAAGCGAGCCGGCCGGACTTTCCCCGGCGGGACTCGGTCCCCCGCCCAGCTCCTCCAGGCTCTGCATCCAGATCCGGTGTTCCGGATTCTTCGGGTCGTACGCGTCCCCCTCGTCTCCGCTCCAGGGACGATTGCCGATCAGTTCCGAAACGGCCTTGGCTTTCTGGACCGGATCTTGCGCCGTGGCGGAACTCGCCTTGGCTTGGGCGTACTGGCCCATCCCGCGTTCGTAGGGGGTCGGAATTTGCTCGTACTGATTGGCGCCCTGGGCGTTGACCATCGGGGGCATGGTCATTCCGTGTTTCTTGAGGATCTCCCGCGTCGCCTCGATCCGGGCCGGGGTATTGTCCGGCGTGCTCTGCTGGACGACCTGAAGATCGCTGAGCAGTTGCCGCTGCTTCTTCTCCTGCCCGGCGTCACGGCCCTGCATGGCCTTGTCCAGCTCGTTGAACGCCCCGCCGAACGCACGGACCGGGGCCATCGCCACGTCCCACAGCGCCATATCAGTCACCTCCCTTGATCCCAACGTTCCAGGAACTGGACGTACCCTTCGCCGTGTTATAGTTCATCCCGAGAAGGTTCAGCATCGTCTCGAGGACCCTGGGATCCGTGATCTGCTGGCTCTCCATCCACTGCTCCATGTTGGAGGCGATCTCCGCCTGCTCCTGCTGCTGCTCGGCGGAGGCCAGGCCGTAAAGCGACTGCGTACCCTGGATTCCCGCCAGGGCCTGCTGCTGCGGCTGGCTGATGTAGTCGCCCGCTAGGGGGATCGCCGACAGGGCGCGGCCGGCCTTGGCCTCGGCCAGGGCCTTGTTCGCCTCTTCGGCTCCATACCGCAGTTGACCGTACTGGCTGGACAGCGTGTCGGCCGTGTCCTGGGCCCCTTTGGCGACCGCGTTCATCCGGGCCGTGGACCAGTAGCCGGGGCCGCTGTAGGCCTCCTGGATCTCGGGCTTGGTGGTCTCGGACCAGGTCTTCATCGTCGGGGCCTCGTAGGCGCTCTTGAAGAGCTGGTTCACGGATTCCTCCGTGTAGGGCTCGGCCCCCATCTGGCCCGAGAGGATGTCCGACAGGGCCGCACCCGTCTGGCCGTAGGTCGCTCCCCCGGTGGTGGGCGTGAGGTACTGGGACCAGTTGCCGACAGAGCCCAGGAGGTTCTGCTGCGCGCCGGTGAGATTGGCCACGCGGTCCCCGCCGTAGGACTGCTGGCCCTGGCCGACCTGCGAGCCGTAGGTCGACAGGAGGTTCCGCATCCAGGTCGCCTGCTCCGGCAGGAACGATTGGGACTTTTCAGATGACTTCTTCGATCCGAAATCAAGTCCAAGTGCCATTATCTGTTTTCCTCCAGTTCGGGCCCCATGACTTCGATCTCCCGAACCTCAAAGGTGCTTCCTTGCGAATTCATCAGGGCGAACTGGATCTTCTCGCTCGTGCGGTTGACGAAGAACTGCCGCGTCTGGGCCGTGGCGTCCAGGGCGTACGAGGCGTCGATCCGCGTCCAGGAGGACAACTCCGTCGAGTCAAAGTTCGCCGTCCTGTAGTACACCAGGATCTGGCCGTCGTTGACCGTCTCGGGCTTTTGGGCCGTCACGCGAAGGCCGGGCCACCGCTTCTGGAGACCGGGGCAGCCCGTGTCGAATACGGGGGTCTTGTGCAGGGCCGTGAGGGTCGTCGCGCCGATCGTGCCCGAGAGGGACGCATCGAAGGCCCAGAGGCAGCCGGAGTCGTCCCCCAGGACCAGGGCCTCCTTCGTCTTGTAGACCTCGATCCGGTCGGCGTAGGATTCCCCCTCGTCGGTCCAGACGGAGAACGGCACGCCCGCCGGCACGTCCGTCGTATCCGCCACCGCCAGGGACGGATCCCGCTCCTGGAGAGTCATGTAGGTGTTGGACAGGTCCGCGATCGCGTAGTAGTGGTCCCCGTAGCGGCAGTGGGTCCAGTTGGAGCCATCCTCCACCAGGACGACGTCGCCGGGGGTCATGTCCGTCAGAAACGCACCCGTCGCACATACGAGGTGAGTCCCTCCGGCGCACCAGGTGGCGCTCGTGACCTCGCTGGTCAGGGTCCGGCTGGCGTCGCACAAGACATCCCCGTAGCGGAGCGTCGCGTCGCCGGCGTCGGAGACCTCGTAGACCGATTCCTTGGCCAGGGCCTGTCTGTAGGTCTCGCCCCGGCTTCCAGTCACCGAGGCCACCTGACTGACGGCGGTGATCCCGCCGGAAGGAAATCCCTCCGTAAGGTCCTGCCTGGCCCAGACGCCCTGCGTCAGATCGTACCAGTAGATGACGCCGATGTACTCGCGTCCGGAGGGGACCAAGAACACGCCCAGCCGCTCGGCGTTGATGTCCAGGGCCAGCCAGCATCGCCGCACGTGGTCCCGATCGACGTCCCGGAGGAGGAAATCCTTGATCTTGTCGCCGATCGCCTTTTTGATCGTCCCGCCGTAATAGGCGTAGACGTTCCAGTCGGTCCCCACGACGTAGTGGATATTTCCGTGAGGGGCCAGCAGCCGGCTGTCCAAGAGGCCCAGGTCGTGCACCACGGGCTTGGGGTCGAAGACCTTCGTTCCGCCCACATAGCGGAGGTTCCAGATCGAGGTGTCCTGATACACGTAGAACTCCCCCGCCAGGGGGGCCGCCCAGACGTTGATTCCGCCCGTGTCCCGCAGTTCCGCCGCGCCGGAGCCCGTGCCCGTCCAGGACTGGAGTTTGGCGATCTGGGGCCAGCGGACGCGGGAACGGTTTTCGACCCAGACCCGGCTGGAGGCGTCGTACTCCCGCGGGGAGATCAGGATCAGGCGGTTCTGCGTCGTGCCCACCTGCAGGGCCCTGTGCGTCGTGCCGCCCGAGTAGCCGTCGGCGCCAACGAGATCCCCGCAGTCGGCCTCGCCCTCGCCGGCCCACCGCTGGATGTTCGATTGGCCGCCGTCGCAGATCACGACGTGCTCGTAGGCGTGGGCCTGGGCCGCGTCGTCGTTCAGGTAGATGTCGCTATCGTCGTGGCTGATGACCACCGTGCTGACGGGCGCGTCCACCGAGGAACCCATCGTCAGACCGGCCTGCGTGATGTCGTCCCACTCGGCGTTGGTGAAGTCCCTCCTGTAGATCTTCTCCCGCGTCACGGCCAACAGGTAGTCAGACAGGTTGATCCGGCAGCTCGGAACGGCCAGGACCACGTCCCCGGAATTGAGCGGCGTCGTCGTGTTCCAGTTGGCCAGGCCCGCCTCGGTCCGCAGCAGACCTTTCCCGTACACGAGGTTGTACGAGCCGTCGGCCGCCGCACGCGGGTCGAGTTGATTGACCGGCAGCCGGCAGTCCAGGCCCAAGTCCGGCGATTGGATCAGGATGTCCGCCATATCAAACCATCCTCAGGGCGACCACGCGATACTGCCCCGTGTTGCAGTAGACCTTTTGCCCGCTGGCGTCCAGAGAGAACGCGGCATTGTCGGCCCCAGCCTGGATTGTGACCTGGGTAGTGGTCAGGTTGTTGATCGATGCGCCGCTCTCCTGGTTGCTCTCCAGCCACGGGGCGTACTGGGCATAGATGCGATTGGCTCCCATGGCGAGGCCGTTGCCGGTGTCCTTGAAGTACAACAGCGTCAGCAGGGCCGTCGAGCTGAGGTCGTGGGTCTTGGTGTACGTGCCCGCGACCGAGCAATCGAACCAAGTGGAGTCGTAGACGTTGTTGGCGCAGAAGCTCACCAGACCCTGGTGCTCGACAGAGCCGTCGATCTTCACGGCCCCCTCGAAGTCGACGGCCCCGGCGAATGTGGAATCCCCCGCCACGCCGATCGAGGTGAAGTCCGCCCGCTTGCCGAAATCGACAGTTCCATCGAACGCGGCGACCGAGAAATCCACGGTCCCGTCGAAGGAGGCCACGGCCGCGGAGCCCTCAAAGCGGACCGGCCCTGTGAACGTGGCCGAGCCGTCCACGTGCATGATCGTCATGTCGACAGAGGCGTCGAACTGCTGGGCCCCCGTCCAGGTGATGTCGGCGCCTTTGCACTGCTTGTCCGGATCGATCAGGCAGATCGTGGGATCGGCGCCGTCGTCCGTGATGCACCAGACCGTCTGGTTGCCCGAGGAGTGGACCAGACCGTTCGCCTGGAACAGAGTGGCGTCATAGGCCCCCGAGACGTCGGCGGTCCCATCGACCTGCCGCAGCACCTGGGCGATGCCCGGGACGTGCTCGCCGCCGGCGGTCCCATCCCCGACGGATTCGTGCTCCTTGTCGATCCGTTTTCGAAAGGCCTTGGCCAGATGGTTCCAGGCCCGGTAGTCCAGACCGTGCGGACGGTCGACGTCGACGTCCTCCTCCCAGTCGGTGCCCGAGCCGTCCGGATGCGCGTTGAACCGCCAGGATGCGCGATCGAGGGGGGGAAATTGAAAGACCCGTCCGCTGCGGTGGACCGTATATGCGATCGATGGACTCATAGCCATGTCTCCGTTCAAAAAGCCGCTTACCTTTTTCCCGGAGTCAGGCTCTACAGCAGGCATCTTATCGACGCCCAGGGGGGCCGTCAATAGGGTCAATGAGGTCCATTCGGTCCTGCCGCCATCAGCTCGCAGATCCGCTCGTACTCCTCGGGCGTGTTGAGGCTCAGGAACTCGCCCGCCGGCGGCGTCAGATCGACGCAGCGCTTGTGGCGTCGAATCCACGTGGTCACATGCTCGTGTTCATCCGGCCCGGCCTTCTCATGCGCCTCGGCCAGGGCCTCGAACGTGAAGACCTCGACGTCGGCGCCGTCTTTGTTGTTGTAGCCGTAGTCCGCCTCGCTACCCAGGAACTCCTCGACCGCGGCGTCGATGATCGGGCCGGTGATCATCGGGCAGTCGGCGGTCAGGCGGACGATGACGTCGAGGACCCCCAGAGAAACCGTGAAGTACTCTTGTAGCGGGTCACGCAATCCCTCATGCAGATGAGGGTACGCCCACAACAACTTCGTCAAACTCCCTCGGGCAAAGACGTAGTTGTAGATTGCCACATCAGGCGTCGTCACCCACACAGCACCCACCCGTTTTGCGTTGAGGGCAGCGTCGAGTACACAGTCCAACACAGTACAGTGGCCATGCACTCTCCGAAAGACCTTGTGGCACAGCCTGGTCGAGTCCAGCCTCGCCTGGATGATGCAGCCGACCCGCGGCGTTCGTCCCCCGTCAATCCGGTCAACAGGGTCCATCCGTCACTCCTTTGGGTTGCCGGAGCTGAATATCCATCGCGCCGGCGACGATGTGGACGCATTCCGCGCAGCTAATATCCACCGGCACGTTGACCCTGCCTCGAAGGAGCGTCCTTCCGCTTCGACGGGCATCGTAGAGGCCGAATTCGGTGATACGCCCCCAATCGCTGTCCGTCGAGCCGAAGACGATGTCGACGGTGTTTACCAGGTGCACCCCTCCGCCCGGGGTCAAGGCGAGGCGAAATCCGCTCAGCGGCATGGCGACGCGGGCGTAGTCGGGGGCGTCGATCTCGCTTCCGTCCTCTCGAAAGAGAGCGACGAAACAGAACTGTGCGGAGGGTTTTGCCATCATGTCTCCTTGATCGCCAGGATCCTGTCCATGCAGGCCTTGCAGGCATCGTAGGTTTTGGTTTCGTCCTCGCCGCTGGGGCCAACGATCCTGCGGATCACCGTTCCATCCAGCTCTGCGTAGCCCGTCACTGCGACGACGTCGCTGATGAGTCCCCCGCAGAAATCGCATGTCTTTTGTGTAGCCATCCGTCACTCCACCCGCGTATAGCCGTCTTCGAACGCCTTCGCCGGGCTGAAGCTTTGGTAGCGTTCGAACCACTGTGGATCAAGTTCATTCAGGACTCTCAGCGCGATTGCGCGTCGCTGATTCCGCGACTGATCGGCTCTTGTGGACCACCGGCAGTTTCCCGATTCGTAGTTCCCGAACGGGTCTATTCGGTCGAGAGTCATCCCCGCAGGGCGCAGGCCCATATCGGAGAGGAAGTTCTCGAAGCCTTCCCGCCAGCGATCGCATACGCAGATTCCGCGTGCGCCGTAGCGCAGGTAGGACTGTTGGCGTGGATTGTAGCAGCGCGTCAGCATCGCCCTGTAGGACTGGTACGTCGACGAGTAGCACATGCCGTGAGTCCTGCTGGCAACGAGAGCGACTTCCCGCCGGAAGCACCCGCACGATGTGGTCGTCCCTCTGCGTAGGTTCTTGCCGAACACGGAGCAGAATCGACCGCATTGGCATTCGCAACGCCACAAAGCATGGCCGTTTCTGCTACCGTCCGAGCCCACGACGATCAGGCGACCGAATGGCAGGCCCAAGAGATCTATTCGAATGCTTTTCATACACGGGAGTAACCTGATTCGAAAGACACGGCAGTCGCATACGTTGCGATCGAACCATCCAAGACCCAGTAGCCGCCCGGCTGGGGGCCGTGTTTGAACATGAACGACGCATCGACGCGGATCGGGGCATAGCCATCCTCCTCGAACGTCAGGATCGCCGGCAAAACCACCGGATCCCCGGGCCCGTCCTGGCGGCAGACGTCCTTGATCTTGAGCGCGCAGACTTCCTTGTGGCACTTGTACCGCGGAAGATCCTTCATCGGTTTGTTCTCTTGTTCGTCCATCGTTTTTCCTTTCTCTGTGTTCTCTGTGGCAAGAAACTCTTTCCGAGGGGCCGACATGTCCGTCAGGCACTTGGCCCCGGGAGTACATGGTATACCGGTTTCGCTGCTAGGTAGGCATTACGCCTGAAACATGCGAGCGGCACAAAAAGGGCAGCAGATCGAGCCCTTGGGCCGCAGCTTCGCCGGATCGATCCCGACGGTCTTGGCGACCTGGGCCAGGTACTCCTCCGTCCAGAAGACGAACGTCTGGTGGCAGACGCCGCAAACCGCCTTCTTGAGAAAGTCCCCTTCCGCCCGCTGGACGGTCAACTGCCTGTAGTCGTGGGGACTCCGCGGCCAGTTATAGGCGAACCGGCCCATCAGTTGCGTGATCAGGGCGACGGCCCGATCCGTCCCGTGCCCGTCGATCCTGCCGTAACGGCCTTCCTCCAGCTCTGTGATCGTGGCGGGATTGGCATTGGAACCCTTGAACCAGACCCGGATCATCTCCGCCAGATCCTCGGGACTCTTGGCCATCGGCGAGACCCGCGAGATGGCCGACTCCCCCACCCCCCACCAGCTCGCGGAACCCTCGGCGTTGACGTCGCCGTACTGGTACGCGGGGATGTCGAGCAGGTGAGCCGAGACCGCCGCGGTGGAGCCGGCGTGGATCAAGGCGTCGCAGTTCGGCAGGAGGTCCAGCATCGGATTCTCGGCGTCGATCGGAATCCCCAGTTCCTTGGCCAGCGTCTGGTAGGGCGCCGCCCCCACGCCCGGATGGACCGTCATCAGGAGGTTCCAGGTACCCTTCAGGAGGGGGACGATCGCTCGGATCATGGCCAGGTGCCTGTCGCGGCCGGCGGCGTCCCTCTGGGCGGCCAGGATCTCGTCGGTCCCCAGGTCCGGCGAGGAGTCGGCGAAGCCCCAGGGCGAGGAGATCAGGAGCGTCGGTTTCTCGATGTCGAGCTTGTACTTGGTGCAGAATTCAGGCCGGTGGGTCAGTCTGGCTTTGAGTTGCTCGTCGAAGTAGATGTCCAGTCCGATCGCCCCGACGGCCACGGCCTTGAAGGGCACGCCCCGGCGATTCAAGATGTCGGCCTCGTCCTGGGACCAGACCAGTTCGAGGTCGACCAGGTAGGGGAAGGCCCCGAGGATCTCGGTCCGCGACTGCGGCGGCATCTTCTTCCAGTCCTGCCAGGAGCACGAGGGCTCGGTGTGCCTCGTGACGACCGCGCAGCCGAATCGCTTCAATTCCGCGACGAAGTCCCTGCTGTTCGGATTGCGGATCGGGGGCACCAGGCAGATGTCCGGCTTGAACTGGAGGACCTTCTCCCTGCCGCCCCGCTGGCAGGGCGAGACCTCGACCTCGTGGCCCAGGGCCCGCAGCTTCTCCGCAATGAGGTTGTCGATGTGCTTATCCCGCACGGGCGAAGCCGAGAGGATCAGGATCTTTCGGGCCGAGACCTCCTGGGCCGGCACGAAGATCACATCGTCATAACTCTCGCCGGACGACTCGACGGGCTCCAAGGCCGCCTTCTCGCGATCGTAGATCGCGCCGGGGTCGCTGGTTCCGTGCGGATCCGCCCTCCGACGGGAGACATGCCAGTCCTTGTGCATCCTCGGCAGGACTACGGCGACAGTTCGGGCCTCGCGCTCTTTCGCGATGGCCAGCCAGGGGGCCCGGCGTTCTTTTGTGATATTGCCCACGTCCACGACGACGTCGTAACCGGCCTTCAGGGCCTGGCGCATCGTGGCGCACATGGACTCGGTGATCAGGTCGTCCAGCTCCACCCGATATTCGTACTGACCCGGCAGCATGGACCGGAACCCGTCCCCGCTGACGACCAGGGCCCGCCGGTGCCTGGCGACGAACTTCCTCGCCCAGCCGCTTTTGCCAGAGCCCATCAGACCCTGCAGGATAAAGACGGTCGGCCCGTCGATATGCCGAAACGCCCGATCCCAGGAAGAAAGTGACTCGTGGCCCGTGGCTCGTGGCTCGGGCTCGCCCGTCAATGGGGTCAATCCGGACCATTCGGTCCCCGCCGTCCACGCCACTCCTTTCGCCAAGATCCCCCGCTCGTGAAGCTCCCGCCAGATCTCGCGAGCCTTGTCCAAAAACGCCAGTTCGTCATCGTCGTCCCGGTCCAGCTCGCGGACCAGAATGGGCGAGCCCTCGGGCGTTCGGGCCGAGGCCATGACGAAGACCTGGTCTCCGCAGTCGTAGGCCCCGCACTCGGGGGGGCGCTGGCCACGGTCCAGCCGGCAGCCGCGGGCGGGGTCCCAAAAGCCCGTCGGCTCGGTCCAGAGCTTCTGGACCTCCGGCGGCGCCGCGTCCCGGAAGGCCCGGCGGCTCTTGCCGCAGCCCGTGCAGCAGTACCAGGGCTTGAGGAATCGCGGGCAGCGGCCCAGGCAGTCGGAGGGGTGACTCGTGTCTCGTCGCTCGTCGCTTGGGGTCTTATCGGTCAATTCGGTCATCTGAGTCCTTTCGTCATTCTTCCACAAAAGTCGCTTGTCTTGTCCCGTCTTGTCACGTCGGGTCTGGTCGTGTCATGTCCAGTCCCGTCCAGTCCGGTCCGGTCGGGGCGTGCAGGTCCTGTCAATCCGGTCAATCAGGTCCTTTCGTCAGCAAGAGTCTCGTCTTCGTCACGCCGCCAAAGCCCCGCTTATAGGCGGCGATGTTGATCTTCTTCGCATCGGGGCCGGCATAGACCTGCTCCCCCATCTCGACGTTCCAGACGCCGAGGCTCTTGAGCTTCATCAACGCCGCCCAGAGGCAGGCGTGTCCGTTCTCGCCGGCGGCCGCGGCGTAGTAGGCCCAGCGGGGCCCGTAGTAGAACATGACAGCCGCACGCTCGCCGTCGGCGAAGCACACGGTCTGCATCCGCTCCTGGATCTTCCACGAGGCGTCCGATCTCGTCACGCCTCGATATTTCAGGTGGATGGCCCGCATGTCCGCGACGGTGCAATCCCAGACGTCCGCCTGTTTATTGACAAGGGAATGGTAGCTCTTGCGGAGGCCCCGGCGGAGGACCGACTCGGCCAGCGTGACGTCGAGCACCTGCGTATAGACGGGCGTCGCCACGTAGCAACGCTTCAGGAGGGAACAATGATCCGGCGAGAACTCCTTGTAGCCGTTGGCCAGAAGAAAGCGGCTGATCGGGGACAGCTCGCCGTCCTCCAGGTAGTCCAGGTAGGTGATGTCGTTCGTGGTCTGAATCCATTGACTCAGTTGCACCTTCTGGAACTCGGCCGATCCGAAACAGACCGCCGGACGCCAGAATCCCGTGATCCTGTGATCCTTCACCGCGGCGATAGAGACGCCGGCGTGCCCTGCGGCGGGCAAAAAACGATAGGCGGCCGTGGTGGAGCTGGAGCCGTCCGAGCTGTCGCAGATCGATCGATACGGCCCGCTCATTTCCTGGGCGTACTCGATGTCGAGATCCGTGTAGAGAGCCGTGTGCTGTTCAAGAAGATTGGCCATGGACCTGCCTCCAGCAGTCGCCGTCGATCGAGAAGTACAGCGAGTCCCAGAACTGGCCGGCCCAGAACTTGCGATTGGGGAGGCGCGTGATGTAGCCGCCAAAGCCCTCGGTGATCTTCAGCCAGAACTCGTGAGCATCGTTGCAATAGTAGCACTCTCCGAAGATCGTCTTGAGGCCCATCCTGTCGAAGCCCTCGGCGAGGAGCAGATCGACCGCCTGTTCGCCCAGGCCCTTGCTGCGCACGGCCGGCGAGAGGATCAGGGAGATCTCCGCGATGCGGTTCTCCCACTGGATATACGTCAGGCCGCCCATGCCGCAGAAGTACAACCCATCGTGCGGCTCTGCGGGGGCGTTTGGAAGCCACTCCGCACAGACTCCCCAGTACCGGTGCGGCGAACTGCGGTTCTGGACGACATCGTAAAAGAACCGGCTCTGTTCCTCCGGGGTCAGGGGATAGGGGGTCCTCAAGCTCTCCAAACACTGATTCCGCCAGATCCGAACGATCTGGCACTGGTCTTCCGTCAAGATCTCCAGTCGCATCCGTCGTCTCCTTATGCCGCTCCATCCCAATCCACGGGCTCGCGGCTGCCGTCTTTTCATCGCATCCGCTCGACGATCTTCAACGCCTCGCGGAGGATCGTCGGGCGGGACCGTGCGCTGGTGCCGCTCAATGCTTCCAGGAGCAACTCGGACAATCGCTGCTTATCGGTTCGCTCGTCTGTCTTGATCTTGGTCTCTGTCTCACTCATCTCTGTGCCCTCTGTGGCAGAATCATTTTTTTTTGTCATGCACCGTCAGCCGAAACGTCGCCTGGGCGCAGCGGCCCTCAAGCTTCTTTTCCGGGTGGTCCCAGTTCTTGGCCACGACGTCCATCGCCTGGCGCATCGCGATCTCCGTGGCGTCCAGCTCCGCCGCCCCGTGGGCGTAGGAGACAAACTGGGCGTAGCCGAACCAGACTCCGTTGCGAAGGCACTCCTGCCAGAAGAGGCTCTTGTGCTCCTCCGTGGGAAACTCGAAGAACGTCCGGCACGGCACGCCCTTGAGCTTGACCTTGCTCGACAGGCCCTCTTTGTCCACGATCTCCTCGAACCGGGCCTTGAAGTGGACCCCGTAGTCGCCGATCGCCGTCACGACGCCCAGCTCCTGGACCCAGCGGATCGTCGCCAGGGCCATGCGGCAGGCCAGGGGATTGGCCGCGAACGTCGAGGAGACGAAGCAGAACTGGGAGAGGACCTGCATCAGGTCCCTCTTGCCCGAGACGACGCCCATCGGCACGACGCCGTTGGTGATGCACTTGCCCATGCAGGTCAGGTCCGGCGTCACGCCGAAGAGTTTTTGGGCCGTCAGCATGGGCGTTCGCAAGGCCGTGACGACCTCGTCGAAGATCAGGACCGCCCCGGCTCTATCGCACAGGGCCCGGACGCGCTTCAGGAAGTTGTTCCTAGGCAGCTCGAAGACGTAGGGCTCCAGAATCACCGCCGCCACGGGCTCGCCCTCCTGCAAGAGCCTCTCCAGACTCGCTGGGTCGTTGTAGACGAACGACTGGATCTGATTCTTTTCGTCCGCCGTGCAGCCGTCGTTGTGAGGACACTGGGCCGTGTACCAGGGGGCCCAGCCGTGGTAGCCGCAGCAGAGGATCCGCTCGCGGCCCGTATACGCCCGGGCGATCTTGATCGCCGCCAGGCAGGCCTCCGTGCCCGTATTGACGAACCGGGCCATCTCGGCGGACGGGACCAGCTCGGCAAGGACCTCGGCCAGCCGGCCCTCGTCGTCGTGCGGGCAGGACAGAGGGGTCCCGGCGTCGTAGGCCCGAATGAACTCCTCGCGGATCCGCGGGTCCCCGTAGCCCAGGATCACGGCGCCCAGCCCCAGCGTGTAGTCGACGTACTCCTTGCCGCCGGCGGTGCACCGGGCGCCCCGGGCCCCTTCCCACTCCGTCGGATGAAACCCCGCGACGTAGCGGCTCGCCATCTTGCTCATTGTCGAACAGCCGTCCGGGATCAATTCGCATCTTCGTTTCCAGTCCATCTACAATTCCTTCCCTTCGTTACTATGGTCAATACGGTCAATGGGGTTCCTCTTCTACCAGAGCCGCGGATCGATGACGTTGGGGTCCTCCACGGCGAACGATCCCAGCCGATGGAAGAACCGCAGGTCCTCGCGGAGCTGCTCTTCGGAATCGACGCCGACGATCACCTTGTCCACGTTCGGATTCAAGAGGCAAAACAGGATGCACAAGGTTCCCACCGGCATGCCCATCTCGCCGGCGTACTTTCGGAAGCGGACGAACACGGGCTCGTCCGACGAGAAGACCTTGCCCTGGCAGAAGCAGGAACGGACATGAATTTCCTCTGGAAAGTTCCTCCGCCATCTCCACATCGGCTCGATCGAAAAAACATCTTCCCACCGCCTGTCGAAGGGGCTGTAAGGTATCTGGAGAGTCTGGCAGCTCAATTTGATCTTTGCGTACTCAGAAGGATCATATACCGAGTAGGTCGGCGGCTTGTCCGATTCTACGATCCGAAATGCGCTGTTCACCCACGACAGGTCCACGCCGTAGGCCTTTTTCGTGTGGATCGTGTCGATCCCGGCGGATTGGCAATAAGCCAGGATCTTCTCTTGTTCAGGCCGCGGGCAGATCACGCCCCGATGGCCGTAGGGCTTGTGCTCGTTCCAGTTCGCGACCCCGATCGCGATGCGGCTAAAAACAGAGTCCATAAGAGATCTCCTTTGTCAATCGCCATCAAAATCAAAGATGCGATGCACCAGAACAGGTATCCCCAGGCAGCGCCGCTCATAGCCCCACCTTCCTCCTCAGCTCCTGGGCCGTCAGCCACAGATCGTTCCTGTCGCTGTAATATCCGTGCTCGAATCCCGGCACGCGCTCGTCCGGCGAGACCAGGCACTCGTGGAGCTTCTCCCCCGGCCGCATCCCGACGATCTTGAACGTGCACTCCGGATCGATCGCCCGCGCCACGTCCACGATCTTCATCGAGGCGATTCTCGGAATCCCGATCTTGACTCGGCCGCTCACGACCGTCGCCACGACGGTCTCGGCGGCCTCCGGCAGCGTGATCCAGAAGCGGGTCATGGCCTCGTCGGTGATCGGGAACTCGTGAATGCCCTGGGCTCGCAAGCTCAGGAACGTCTCGATGACCGAGCCCCGACTGGCCAGGACGTTTCCGTAGCGGACCACCTTGAACTCGGTCCTGTTGAAGGCATTGGCGGCCAGGAAGAGCTTCTCCGCAGCCAGTTTTGTGGCGCCGTAGAGGTTGACAGGCGCCACCGCTTTGTCTGTCGAGATGACAATCGCTCGCACAACCCCGCGGGCCAGGCAGGCCTGCACGACATTCATCGACCCGACGACGTTGGTCTTGATCGTCTCGGTGGGGTTGTACTCGCACAGGTCGATGTGCTTGAGGGCCGCGGCGTGGATGCAAATGTGCACGCCGTTCATGGCCTCGTAGAGCCGGCCGGGGTCTCGAACGTCCCCCAGAATGAAACGCAACTCCGGGATCTGCTCGCCGAGTTGCTGCTGCATCTGCTGCTGTTTGCACTCGTCCCGCGAAAAGACGATGATCTTGCGGGGCTTGTGGCTCAGGTGCAGGGCCGAGACGAGGGTCGCACCGAGCGAGCCCGTGCCGCCGGTGATCAGGATGATGGCTCCATCGAACGAGGATCGGGGTTGGGGTTGGTCAGACATGGTTGATTACACTCCTTCAGAATGTCATGATGAGCCGATTCGGCACCAGACCAGTTCGTCCTTCTTCGCATTGTGCAAGGCATAGGCGAAATAGTCCCCTGCCGACGCGGCTGGATCGACGCTCAGATAATACTTCTGTGCGTCATTGAGCCTCACGGGAATCGGTTTCTCCGCTGGCAGAAACGGCCTCGCCACGCAGGCGACCGCAGAACCGAGAGCCGCCTTGAGGAAATCACGTCGATTCATGGCTTTTCTCCAAGTCCTGAAGGGACGATCGGCAGGCGCGGAGAATGTCATACCCCTGTTCCTCGTCCATATCAGCCGCGCAGATCGCCACTGCGGCAAGAAGTCCTTGGAGTTTGCACCGACGACAGCGAACGCGGGCATTCACGAACCGGACCAGAACCCGTTCCGCGCCATCCTTTCCAGACTCAAGAGGGATCTGCAGATGCGGGAGGTAATCGCCCTCGGCGTTGGTCGGCGCCGGAGCCCCGCAGAGGATGCATTTCAGTTGACCGTTCTGACCCATTGTCCGGCGACCTCCTTGCGCTTGTACTTCGCAGTGGAGGGCGTGTAGTCCACGCGGCCGAGCGAGGCGTGAGCTTCTCGCACGGCCTGGACCATCTGGGCGAACTGCTGCGGGTCGAGCGAGAACGCGACGTCGAATCCGTCCTCGTCGATCTTGAAGTGCTTTTCGATGAGGCTCGCCCCGAGAGAGACCGCGACCACGGGGCAGACTATGCCCGTCGTGTGGTCCGACAGTCCCACGGGACATCCGAACCGGCTCGCCATGTCGGGGATTGTGACGAGATTCATCGCATCCGGCGGGGCCGGATACTGCGATACGCACTTGAGCAGCGACACGTTCTTCCTTGCGAAGTAAGAAACCGCCGCCCCGATCTCGTTTAAGGTAGCTGTTCCGGTGGACAGAATAACAGGCTTTCCAACGGATGCAAGCGCTTCGAGCAGATTTTTATAGCCGATCTCAAAACTGGAGACCTTGTACCGCTCGATGCCGTACGATTCGGCGACCGGGATCATGGCCGGATGGAAGACCGACGCGACGAACGCAAGTCCCAGGGACTCCGCCAGTTGCATCAACTCCGGCGTCCATTCGAGGGGCATGGCGGCTCGGGAGTAGAGGTCCCAGAGCGACGTGCCGGCCCAGAGGCCCTCGCGGATGAGAAATTTTTCCTCGTCGCTGGGACGTGTCATCTGTTCGGCCGTATAGAGCTGGACCTTGACGGCCGTGGCGCCGCAAGCCGCCGCGGCCTTGATCATCCGGCGTGTCTTGGCCAAGTCCTTGCCGTGGTTGGCCCCGATTTCGGCGATGATCTCGAGTGTCATGGAAGCACCCCCTTTCGGTGGCATCATACCCGACGAGGCGTTGTTGTCCATACCCCAGCGCTGTCAATCCGGTCAATGAGGTCAACGGAGTCGCTCTCCATTTGCGTTTGCCGCGGCATCGGACATATGCTATACTTTGCTCGTGAGTGAACGAGCCGATCGTTGGAGGAATGCGCAATGAAGACCGCCTACTGGATCCTGATTCTTTGTCTGGCCGGCTGCGCCGCCCCGGAGCCAAAGCCCGCCACCCTGGAGATCGATTTCGACGCCCTGGAACGCGCCCTGGAGGCGGACGCCGCCCCCGCTCCGCAGCAGGTCTCTGCGCCGCCGGCGGTGCCCGAATCGGTCCCCTGGACGCAGGAGGAGCTGCTGGCGATGGCCTTGATCGAGCAGAACCGCCAGATGGCCGCGCTCCAGCGGCAGATGGCGGACGTCCAGCCGACGGTCTCGCGACAGACGCGACCCCTACCGTACAACGTCCCGATGCCTCTGGACGACGGGCAGGAGCAGTTGGATCGGTGGAATCAGCAGTGGCACAACTTCCAGGAAGACTGCGACCGCATTCAACGCCACAACCAGGACGTCCTGCGGCGGCATGGGAATCCGTACGCGCGCTGACCGATCAGGCCGATCCGGGGATCTCGTCGCTGTAGAGGTTGCCCGGCCATTCGTCCAGCCTGTTGTTCTTGTGCTCGTAGTTGTCCAGCCAGCTCTCGTAGCGGCGCGAGTAGTCCGCGGCCTTCATCAGGGCTCCCTGGACGCCGCCGGACGAGCCGATCGCCCGCCATGCCTGCGCCAGGGCATAGGCGACCAGACCTTCCTCGGCCTCGGATAGATCGCTGTACCGCGTCGTGTCCGCTGCGGAGAACTCCCTCGGGTAGAAATCGCCGTCAAACCGCAGGTCCTTGTCCCAGTACGCGCAGCCGGACATCGGGACGATCTCGATCGAATTGCCCCGGCGGGTCCACCAGCGGGGACGGTATCGCGCGGCGTCGGCGTGGGTCGGGTCGATCCAGTTGGCGTCGAATTCGTCCGTGTGGACGAACGCCAGCTTGCGGGAGTCGGCCCCGTCCAGGTAGAAGACGTTCCAGATGTTGGCGACCCCCTGCTCGGTGTAGTCGCCGGCGGTGATATCGCCAAGGAAATAGCGAAGCGTGTCCGTCACGTCGAGGCTCGTCCTGTTGGAGAAGGTCAGCGCGTGCAGCCCGGGCGCCCTGTCCGCGACGTCCCGCTGGGCCTCGTTGAACCACACGCGGATCTGGTCCGTCGTGACCAGGACCGTGTCGCCCGTTCGGCCCGAGAGGGCCTGGACCTGGGCCGCCATCGACGCACAGGAAAGAGCCATCGGTCGTCGCCTTTCAAACGGACCCTCCGGAAGACCCGAAGATCTCCCGGAGGGTCGTGGGAAAAAAGTAAGCGGCTCGTTTTTACCAGCCGACAGCCAGGTACGACATCCGGGCGTCTTCGCCGATGTTTCCGCCGGCCCGGACGAACGTCACGGCCCCGTTGCTTGCGTCGCCGACCTTGTAGGCCTGCATCGTCTGCTGGGGGTCCGTCACGGACGTCAGGTCGGCCTGGGCCAGCGCCATCAGGACCGTGCTCAGGTTCGTCGGCACGTCGCAGGTCGCCGAGCCGGACGAGAAATCGAACCGGCCCGCGTCGAAGCACATCCCGATCGTCTTGGCGTGTCGCTGGGTTTCCAGATCGAATCCAGCCATAAACAACTCCTTAACGAAGTTTCAAGTTGGAAGCTTTCGGTTTGAAGCGGGAGCGAACTCCGACTTCGCACCTGTCACTTCACACTTCAAACTTCTCTTACGTGTCGTCGGTGAACGCGAACCCGCAGATCATCAGGGTCTGCGTGCCGTCGGCGTTGCCGGGCCAGGAGAGCAGCGCCCCTTCGGTCGTCTCGTGGGCGACCACGCTGGTCAGGGGACCGCCCCCGACGACGCCGCCGTCCGTCAGGATCCCCGTGACGTCCAGCTCCGTCAGGTCGGCGTTCGGGCAGACGCCGTCCACCCAGACCCAGCCGTACTCGCTCTTGCCCAGGCTCGTGCACGTGATGGCGACGGGCCCGCAGATCGTGAAGTCCTGGCCGCCCGAGACGTCCTTGGTGAAGGCCGCGGCGCAGTGGATCTTGGCCGAGCCGCAGGCGGCGATCACGACGGCGCCGGCCGAGATGTCGTCCCCCGACGTGTAGTCGAGGTACTGGCCGTACATCATCGTGTAGAAGCCCTTGTTGGCCACGTTGCTCCCGCCGGCCCCGACGCTGGAGTCCTGGTAGCACTGGAACTTCGTGCCCGGCGGATACAGCGGCGTGCTCGACCGATTGCCCGCCTGAGTCGAGTCGAAGCCGTTGGTCGGCGTCGGACCATCGGTCCGGGGATAGCCCGGCCACAGGTCGATCAGATAGAAATCCTCGCATCCCAAAGAACCCATATTGATGCTCCTTTCAAAAATTACCCGGCCGGTTTCTCATCCGATCCGGGTCTGTTCACATTTCGCCAGAACATGAGGTAACGAATGGCAGAATCCAGAATGTGCGGGTCTTCTTTAGCCGCGCCCAAGGCTCGATTGCACTGGTCGCACAGAAGCCCTCTGATCTGACCCGTTTTGTGATTGTGGTCCACAGAGAGCATCTTGATCTTGTCTCGGAATGCGGCTGTCTCGGGGTGCCCGCAGATGGCGCACACGCCCCGCTGCTGAAGCAGCTTGGCCTTGTACTCGTCCAGCGTGATGCCGAAACGATCCCTGAGGGACTGATTCAGAGCCTTCTCTGGATTGGCCTTGCGATAGGCTTTCCGGCCTTCCTCGAAACACGTCTTGCACAGACTGGCGAACCCGTCTCGATGTCTGGGTTCCTTCCAGAATTCGGCCGTGGGTTTCCCTTTCCCGCAGCGGCAGCACACCTTGGTTTCTACGCTTGCGTCGCCCATGTCACTTCTCGGAACTCTCAAACAACATTCGTCAGCCACATCGAGCTGTTGGGCTTCCAACAGATAAAATTCCCGGCCCAGAGGATGCGGGCCAGCCAGTAGTCGTAACCGTTCGTCCGGTCGCCCTGCCACTTGAAGTCGGTGAGCTTGAAGTTGCGTTTCGTGTGGATCCGCAGCTCCCAGTACTGCATGTTCATGATCACGACCCACTTCTTCGTCGTGTCCGACTTCTGGAGGTAGGGCACGCTGACGATCTGATGGCCGTCCAGGTCCATCTTGCGGATCCCCTGGCGCTGGTAGTTGGAGGGTTTGTACCCGCCCACGCGACTCTCCATCTCCGCGGCCAGCTTGTCCCAGAGGGTCGGGCACATGCAGATGTACAGGTCGTCCTCGGACTCCATGTTGTGGCTGACGCTGGTCTCGTTGATCCACTTGCGGAGGTTGTACAGCGTCAGGTTGACCTGCGTGTCCTGGCTGGACGAGCTGATCGACTCGTTCAGGCCCGCCGGGTCCGCCCCCTGCCACCAGTCGCGGGTGCCGGAGGAGAACGACCGCGTCAGGCCGCCGTACGTGGCGTCGTGGTCGAGGGCCGAGACGATCGACTGGAACTTCGTGCCGCTCTCGTCGACCGGGGTGACGGACCCCGAGTTCCAGATCTGGTTGCTCATGCGGATCTTGGCGCCGCGATGGCCCTTCTTGGTCAGGTGCTTCGAGAGGTTCAGGAGTTGGATCTCCTTGTCGGCGTCGTGGTTCTGCAGCTCGTCGTTCACGTCGTACCGCAGCGGCATCTGGGCCAGCTTGATCGTGAAGGAGGGCTTTTCCAGGGTGTCGGTCTTGGAGTCGGTCAGCGGCTCGTTGGCGCCGTAGTCCTGGCCCTGGTCGTCGATCTCGGCGGTGTCCACGAGTTGCTTGATGGACGTGCCGCCCTTGAATGTGATCTGACGCCGGCGCTGGAGTTCCTCCAGGACCGGCAGCTTGTAGAAAATCTGATTCACCAGGGTGCGGAGAAACAGCTCCCTGGTGGCGTTCGATAGGTCGCTCATTGGACCCCCCATGAATTATGCGGCGCGGGGCCGCAGGTTACGACGGGCCCGCGAAGGCCTTTCGGTTCCACGTGCCCGCCTTCATCTTTTTCTTCATGTCCGCCGCGACCTCATCCAACGTGCCGGGCTTGAACTCATCGGAGTCCTCAAGATCCGTCACGCTGAGGCCGCGCAGACCCGTGTCGGTTGGAACGGTTTTCTTTTTGGCCGGCGTCTGGGCCGCCTTGTGCTTGCCCGCGACCTCCGCGTAGGCCTTTCGCATCAGGCGAAGGCCCTGCACGACGGTCTTCGGGGCGTCCGCTTCGGCGTTGGCGACCATCTCGTCGGCCCGCAGGATCGCGGCGCTGCGAAACCGGGCGCCGAACTCCTCATCGCAGGCGTTGTAGATCTCCTCCAGCATCTGGTTTCGGGCCGTCTGAGCCCGGTCCGTCTGCTGGCGGCTCTTTTGCTCCTGGATGAACGCGGTCATCTCGGCGTTGGTCTGTTCGAGTTTCGCGATCTTGGAGGTCGCCGCCTGAAACGCCTTGACCAGATCGGGGACGTCCGTCGTCTCGGGATCAAGGTTCGCCAGGTCCTTGTACTCCTTGGTCGTCAGCAGCTCCTTGAGCTGCGACTGGACCTGCTGCATCTCGCCCCGGACGCCGGCCAGCTCTTCGACGAGCTGCTCCTTCTCGGCGCGGGCCTCGTCCAGGGCCTCGCGCGCCCGACGGGCGTTGGCCCGCTCCTGATCGGCCATCTGCTTGTGCTTGGCGACCTCGTCGTCCTGTTTGGTCTTGTCCTCGTCGTCGGCCTTCTTGGCCTCCGGCGCAGCAGACCCTTTAGGCTCCTCGTCGCCTTCGGCCGCGGGCGTCTCTTCCAGTTCGTCCTGATCCTGTTCCAACTCGTCGTGTTCTTTATCAGATCCCATTCCTGAATCCTTTCCCGGTTGCGTTTGAGCCGTTGCGGCTCTTTCCCCGCGAAATCGGTTGAACCGCCCCGTCGTGCTGTTTGGTCACGCGACCCTTTAGCCCCGGGGGCGAACTGTTTTTCGAAGCGGGCGCAAAAAGAAAAGGCATTCGGATGTTCGGGCACCCGAATGCCTTTGGTTTTCGCCTTGCGTCATCGTCGGACTGGCCGGTCCCTCGATGAACCCGCGATATTCAGTTGTCTTTCGTCACTCGATCAATGAGGTCAACCCGGTCCCCTCATTTGATCTTGTCACTCCATTTCAGTGCCTTCTCGGCCGTCGCGGTTTCCTTGCGAAACATCTTGGTCGCGGTCGCCAGGAGTTTTGGATTGCTCTTGATCTCGAAGGCCCGCTTGAGCACACCGGCCGCCTCGCGGACCTCCCACTCGTCGAAGCCGTCGATCTTCTTCGGCTTGTCTGGGGCACTACAGGTCGCTCTCATTTGATCTTGTCGCTCCAATGGACTTTGGCCCTGGCCTTCTTGCGCTTCTTCCGCTCGGGCAGGCCCTTGGGCGACTGGCCGGAGACGAACTCGGCCGCCTTGTCCTTCGTCAGGCCGCCCTTGGGATCGATGCTTCCGTGCGCGATCCCCTGCATCATGCGGAACTGCTTTTTCGAGACTGCGGGAGACATCGTATACTCCTTGCAAGCTGTGCCTTTTCGTTCTCTGTCAAACGTCCTTGGTCGAACAGCCTGTGATGATTCGGACACAACGTAACCGTGTTGCCCTCTTCAAACACGCCACCTTCTGAGGCTGGAACGATGTGAGCCAACTCCACATAACGATCAAATCCACAGATGACACACGTCTGCTGCTTCAAGCGAATGATCCGCTTCCTGCGGGCCGAATAGGATTCTCCCTCGGGAGTTCTGTAACCATATCGGTTCAGAGCACTCGTGATGGTGATCGTTGAGACCCCGTAATACGTCGCAAGCTCCTTCGTCGTGAACCCCGCGGCTTTCAACTCAAGAAGATCGTGATATTTCGACTGGGTCTTGCGAGACTTCCTCTGACACGCCTGGGAGCAGTACTTGCAGGCCCGTATATGGGTGCTGGCTTCTCTAACCTCGAACTCCGTACCGCACTCAACACAAGTCCTCTTGACACACGGCGTTTCGTTCCACGTCGTACGCCCCTTTTGGAAGCTCGTGCTATTCGCATGGTGCGGCATGTCACTGTCCCCCCGGTCCCGGCGTCGGCGCCGGTCCCCGTTCTGTCTCGTTCGTCTGTCCCGGTCCCTGCGGCGACTCCGCCGGACCGCCCTGCGGCACGGCGCTCTGGAGCATCTGTGCCGTGAGATGCATCAGGCGTTGCAAGGCCTGTTCGGGAGGCATCTTACCTCCTCGCACCGCTTCGATCAACTGCAAAATCCCCATCCACTGCACCCACACCTGGTGCCGCTCAAGGATCTTCCGCCAGTTCGGGATCTCCAGGACCCGCAGCAGCTCCGGCAGCAGCGGCGTCGGCGGGGCCTGGAGGAGCTGATTGGCCTGCATGTGCCGGGCGATCCGCTTCTCGGCGTCGAAGGGCAAGGCCGATCCGATCTCGACCTTCAGGTCGTACTTGACGTCCTTCATTCGGCTGGTGATCTGCGTGACGCCGGGCACGGCGTTTTCCCCGAGGATGCGGATCAGGCGGTCGGGTTCGTAGTTCCGCTGGGCGATGTCGGCCGCGTGCAGGCCGATCCGCAGGATCCAGTTCTTCTCGGTCAGGCTCTGGAGGTGCACCCGGTCGCCGGCGGACATGGCCAGGTACGACGACTCCGTGGCCGTCAGGTCGCCGGCGGACTTCTTGCCCTGGGCGATGTCCTGCAGGCCCACCATGTTCTTGTACTCCTGGCTCATGATCTGGTAGAGCATCCCGATCACGGGGCTGCTGGAGGGGGGATCGAGGATCTTCACCCGCCCCATGCCCCCGCGGACCAGCCGGATGATCGCCCCGGCGCCCGAGCCGATCTTGAAGTGTTCCTTGTCGCGGGCCTTGGGACTGTCGATCGCGCCCCGTTCGACGGCGACGCGGGGATCACCGAACTGCTTCATGTGGTTGACCAGGTGCGAGACGCTCACGTTGATCATGTCCTGCATCGGCTTGACGAGCTGGACGGCGTCGGAGCCCTGCCACATGAAGGGGATCACGTAGTGCGGGCAGGTGATGAACGGCCACTGGCGGTAGGGATATTTCTGCTCCTCTTCGTCCTCGTTGAGGGTCGTCTCCCCGGCCCGCAGGATATATCTTCCCCGGGGGAACTTAGGCTGCTTCCACTCCAGCGGCGGACGGTGAGGCCAGTTCTCCGCCGTCAGGGGCTCGCCCGTCGCGGCGTCGATGTACATCGGCCCATTCTGGACGGCCGCCTTCGTCGCCAGCAGCTCCTCGATCGGGATCGGCTCGGCGTACCGCTCGTCGGTCTCGCTGAAATCGTGGCCCCAACGCTCCGAGAGCTTGACGTAGCGGGTTCGGTCCTTGCCTTTTCCCACGCCGGTCTCGTCCCTGCGGCGCCCGGGCAGGATCGACTGGAGGATCCGTTCCAGGAGCTGCCCCCTCTGGTCGTCGGGCCCGCGGTCCTGGCCGCCGCGGCCGGTCCCCGGGTAGGTCGCGCTCGTCGAGGCCGACTGGCCCGGAATCGATTCGGAGCCCGTCTCGAACTCGTCCGTGATCCGGTCCGCCTCGTCCTTGAGCTTGGCCTTGTAGTCGGGCCAGCGGGCCAGAGCGTATTCGAGGTCGACGTAGCGGACGGTCCCCACCGATCCATCCTGGATCGACTCCTCGCCCGTGGCCCAAAAGAGCGTCGGCTTCCACAGCCGCCCTTTGACCTCGCCGACCCAGCGGGGCGGGAACACGCGATCGTCCCACTCGGCGCGGTCCTCCCACCAGAGCTTGTAGACGCGGTAGCCGTAGATCTTGCCGCACAGGATCGCCTTGAGCTGCTCGATCTCCATGCCCTCGGCGTTGAGGCCCCGCTCCCACATCCACTGAAGCCAGCCCTGCCAGGCCTCGGCCGCCTCGGCGTCGCCCGGCTCGCGGGGATCGCACAAGTACTGCGCCTGCTGGCGGCTGATCTTGGCCACCTCCTGCATCGAGGACGGCCAGATGTAGTTGACGACGATCCAGTCCCAGTCCTTGTGCCGCCGCCGGCCACCGGTCTGCTCGGAGAAGAAGTACTCCAGGTTCTCCCGCCACATCGCGTTCCAGGACCTCGTGATGGCCATGCCGCGGTCCTCTTCGTCCTGCAGGGCCTTGACCAGCCGCGCCGAGGGCGTCAGGCCGCTGTTGGCGTCGTCCTTGATTTCCAGTGCGATTCCCATCTTTACACTCCGTCACTCGCTCTTCTTGTCGGGCAGGCCGGTCGGCTGGCCCTCGAGGAGCAGGCAGACCTGGCCGACGATCAGACTGCCGTAGGACTGGGCCACAAGCCCCTTGAGCATCTGGACTTCGCCGGAATCGAGATCGACCCGAGGCTCCCTGCACCCCGCCAGCTTCACGCCCAGGGCGAACTGCCGGGCCTTCTCCTCGACGCTCTGGTCGGTGCGACCCGCACGGGTCAGAGCGGCGAGCAGCACGCTGCGAAGAAGCAGGTCCGCCTCTCCGTCCCGGATCGTCTCCCCTGTGAATGTCCTCATCGTCGCGGAAAGCTCCACGTTCATGATGGTCCTTTCTCCATGTGAATGCACCCTGCTACGCCATGGCCGTAATACGGCCGTTCACCGTCGTGACGCTCGTGATTCCCGCGAGGCTATGCGCCCCGTCCGAGACCGGAGTCACCTGCGTCTGCGCCGTGGCGATCCCTCCGGCCAGAGCGGTCACATCGCTCACCTTGCCCGCCGCCGCGGCCTGCGTCACGCCATCAGTGCCGTTGGTGTTGAATATGGTATCGGAGCGAACCGAGGAATTGCAGCGGAACGCGGTAGTAGCTGTAACCAACGAATCCGTCGCCGTCAAACGCAGAGTTGGTGTAGACCCAGTAGACAAGCCAACCACGGAATATCCATATATATCCGTGGTCCACTTAGAAGCGACGGTGACATTGTAACTATTACGAACTCGTCCCAACGGAGTAGTGGCGTCAGAACTCAAGAACGAGATCGAAATATCGCCGCCGGACCCGCTGCTTGTGTGCACCAACTTTTCAAGTGTTACGGCGGTAGTTCCGCCAGAATTTGTCTGGATCGTACCATTTACCTCAAGTAGAGCCTCTGGCGTAAACGTCGAGATTCCGATACCCACGCTACCGTTCGTGCCCAACACAAACTGATTCGTCGCTAGGGCATCGCCGCTCAGAATAAGTGGTCTCGTGGTGCCCGTTCCACTCTTGCCAGTGAAGAACGCAAATGATGTTCCTCGGGCTCTACATGAGACGAATTCGTAATTGCTGGAATCAGCAAAGTAGTCCGTCCCGAATACACTGAATTGTGTGAGATTGTTGGCGACTCCTGTCCCTTTTGGGACCACACCGAAAGAGCAATTCGTGTTCGTCCCTTCGTTGGGATAGAAATACGTCTGCGAGTAGTTGGCTAAATTGTTGAGCGGACGTATGGAGGGATCAGCTCCTGCTCCAGCACTGGTCAATACCAACTGCCCTAGAGTAAGCTCGGCAAACTCGGGCGTTGCCGTCGTCGGCAGACTGATCTCCTGCCCGGTGAGCGACAAACCATTCGACGACCCTGGGATCGTCACAGCCGCGTGACTAGCCGCAACCGCAGCAGCAACCGCCGCATCG